TAGAAGTAATTTTCTTATCTGTAATTAGAATATAGGGATTTTCCAGTTCAGCAACCATTTTTTCCATATCTGTTGCCATGTAAGCAGAGATGTAACCTTTATCAAAATGCATACCTTCTGTAAGTTCCATTTCTGTAATCATGGAATTACCTTCTTCAATAGTGATAATACCATTGTTAGAAACTTTATCCATTGCTTCAGACACAAGTTTACCTGCTTCTTCATCACCTGCGGAGATAACTGCAACTCTTGTAATCTGGTTATTGTCTTCAATAGGTTCACTCAGTTCTGCAATTTTTTCTACTACAAAATCTGTTGCTTTCTGCATACCTTTTCTCATAATAATAGGATTTGCACCAGAAGCCAGATTTTTATAACCTTCCTGAATCATTGCCTGTGCCAGAACTGTTGCTGTTGTAGTACCGTCACCTGCAACTTCATTTGTTTTAATAGATGCTTCTTTAACAATCTGAGCACCAAGATTTTCATATTTATCTTCAAATTCAATTTCTTTGGCAATAGTAACACCATCATTTGTAATTAGTGGATTACCATAACCTCTGTCCAGAATTACATTTCTACCTTTTGCACCAATAGTTACTTTTACGGAATCTGCCAGTTTATTAACACCATCTAACATAGCCTGTCTAGCATCAATACCATATTTGATTTCCTTCGCCATTATTCGTTCCCTCCTTCATTGTTTGCAATAATACCAATAATATCTTCTTCTTTAATCATAGTAAATTCTGTACCATCATAGTCTTTTACTGTTACACTTTTATGTTTTAAGAAAATAACTTTATCATTTACATCTAAGCATTCAATTCCATCAAAAGAATATGTATCATATGCTACAACAATACCTTCACATACAATATTAGAATCATCAGAGTTTGTTAGGATAAAACCAGATTCAGTTTTTTCTTTTTTAATTTTTTCAACTACAACATAACTATTAACAGGTACAATCATTTTAAATCTCTCCTTTTTAATTTAATCCCAAATACCAGTTACATTTGTTCCATTGATGCTATGTTCAACAGAAATCGCAATGATATCTCTAGGTGGGGTACTTAATACATATCTTGTATTTTCTTTTGTTTTTGAATTAATTTTTGCTAATGCCAATACTACTTTTCCCATTGCTTCTTCATCGTTATTAGCATCAACAAACAAAGTATGGTTAGATGCTTCGTTAGAATAAAACCATTCACCATCTGATAATCTTTGTTTTCTGTGTGTAGCCATATACAAACCCATTTATCTCACCTCACAAATCATTTATTAAAAAATTTATTTATAGTAACGCCACTTTCCATTTTAGTAAATTCTTTTAATGGCATTTTTCCACCATGTTTATATTCGATACTTTTAGTTGTCATGTCATCTGAAATCATGTAGTATGTATTATGTTCAATTTTTGTAATCAAATATAATTTTCCATTTGGAAGATATGTAATTACATCTCCTTCTTTTACAACACTATAATTTATATAATGCTCATAAATAGAAATTGTTTCTTCCATACTATATTGATAAACAATTTGACCAATCAGTTCTTCACGATTCTTAAATCTATCTGATTCATCAAAACCAAACATTTCTAAAATTACATAGTAATCAAGTTTGTGAAGTTCTTCTAATGTATTGTAATATGTAAAATCTGATTTATTATTGTTTGCAGATGTCGTTCTTTTTTCTGGATAAAAAGTGCATTTAGATTCATTTCCTTCACAATCACATGATTCACGTTCTTTAGTGCCATAGCAAACATCTTTTCCATATTCTTGCTTATAACATGAACATTTCCCTGTGATATATGGTGATGTACTTGGATAACATTCCCAAGTAGTTACTATTGCTTCTTCTGTACAAGCATAATCATCTCCATATTCACCATTACCTAAGTTAATATCTATAGAATATTGAAATTCTTCTATTTCATTTACGCCAACAACAGTTGCTTCTAATAGTACTCTATCTCCTTTTTTATACTTCACAATATATTTTCCTTTCTATCTTATGTATTCACTCTATATGTTCCATATTGTTAACTGGAATAAAATGATTACACTCTACTTTTACTACAAGTGTAGATAATCTTTCCATATATGTTTTACCATTACAGAATTCCATATTTGCTAAATCATTTCTGAACAATGATACATCAGACTTGATTCCACAAACTTCATAACTAATACATTGTTCACAATCTGGTCTTACAAATTTCAAAATAATCACCTCATTTCTTATTTCCTAATTCGATAAACCAATAAAAAAATCTCACTAAATAAACTACTATTGCACAAATTAAAAATGAAATTATCATAGAAGGTAAAAATATTAAATTTGCCATAATCATTTGTAGTTTGCCAAAAGCATTTTTATTGTTCCATTTATATGTGAAATTAATAAAAGTGATTTCTGGAATAAATTTATTATTTTGACAATATATATTTGTAAAAATATCAATGTAATGTCCACAAGCAACAAAAGATAATGTTATATATATAAATATATATAAAAAATTATTATACAAAACCTTTCACCACTCTCTCGTTAACAGACATTACAAATTCATCAATCGCATTGTAATCTGGTTTTTCTGGTAAAGAAGTATGTTCTTTTGCGTATTCCAAACGCTTTTCTAATTCATCAACCATTTCATAAAATTCTGAAATAGGTTGTCTATTGTCATCTAAATATTTGCCATTTCTTAAATCCATCAATAATTCATGCTCTTTTTCTCTATATGTAATGATTTCTTCTTTTTCAAGAATATCAAAGCACATATAATACAGTCTAACTAAATGTGCCATATGTTTTCCAAGTTTATCATGAGCAATGGCATTTTGATTTCTTCTTCCGACTTTAGAATATTCCTTCACAATATTATTCATTTCAGACCACATAGCCTTATAGTCACGCAAAGGATAATGTTTAAGATTAATGTCCATGAAAATTTCTTTATCAAAATCTTCATTAATTGAATCATCTAAATACAATTTGATTTCATCAGAATCATATGCAAAAAACTTTTCTGGGAACATATATTCTGCATTTTTAATAGAATTCAGAATATGTTGTTCTCGTTCTGCCTGTTCCACTAATCTTACTGCTTTATTATCCAAACGCCGTAACTGGGAATTTGCATATCCTCCAAAAGAATGAACTGCTTTCTTTGATAAAAACAATCTTTTATTGGATAAAATTTCCTCTCCAATGGGGTGTAAATACAGATAATGCTCCGATTTTAGCCCCAAAAGTTCACAAGTATTAGGATTTAAGTCACATAATAACTTAATAATTTTGTTGAAAGAATAAATTACTGTATCAGTATCTTTATGTTCTACTTGTTCAAAATTTTTTCTTGTTAAAATCTCAGATTTTTTATTTAATGCAATACCACGAATGTCGATATCAGATTTCCCATCAATATTCATTCCATAAGAATAGCTGCCACCAACACCAAGTAGAATAATGTTATCTCCAAGATGTTCATTTGTTCTAAGAAAATCATATTCTTTAGATTTAATTACTTCTTTAAAGTTCACATATTTCACTCCCCTACAAGAATCCAAATAGTTCTTTTCTTACTTACTTTGTATTTATCAATAAACATTGGTCTATCCAATAACATCATTAAATCTTTTCGATTTCTACGAATTTCACTCACTGATGGATATATACCAAGTTCAACTAAAATTTTAGGCAAAAATCTTTCTTCTGTGAAAAATGTTTTTTCTTTTTCAACATTCTCCCAATCTTCTTCATCTAAAGCGAACATATCTACAGGAGATGCAATAGGTTTTCCAATTACAATATTTTCAATGTATGCCATAATATCACTCCTTGTCTTTATTAAAAGCAATTATATTAATACCTTCTATTATTAAAGTAATAGTTGTATACAATAACACAAAAATAACTATTATTAACAATGGTGGTAGGAAGAAAAGAGTTATAATAAAAATGATTATATATCCCAATATATTTGCCCTTTTAAATAAATCACAATATGTATCAATTAAGTCTTGTAAATCAAATATTTCTAATATAAATGTTACAATTACTCCTGTAAGAGAACTTACAAACAACCATATGATGATTCCAAGAAATATTATTTCATTCATAAATTTCCCTTCTTTCATAAAAATAGCCCATAGAAAAATACTATGGGCTAAATATCACACTTATTTCAGTCTTGCTTTCAACTGTTCAATAGACATATTGTGTAGTTCTTCATCCTCTTTCATTGCAATGATGCTCATAATCTTCTGATTTTCAGCCTTAATTTCTTTTTCTTTTTCTTTTGCTTCTTTTTCAGCCAATTTAGTAGCAACAATATATTTAATAATAGAAATCTGAACTGTTAGTGCTTCATCTTCTTTTGTTTTTGTTGCCAACAGAGATTCTTCTTCTGCTGTTTTTGCCTTTTTATTCAGCACTTTAAAAATAGAATCCAGTTCTGTTACAGACAAATCCCACAGGTCTTCTACAGAGATTGTACCTTTATAGGGAAATCTCAGTTTATTTCTAACAGCATATTCAAATTTATTTTCCATAATCATATCCTCCAATTAAAATTTAATCTTCATAATGCGTTCAGTTTCACCTTTAACTTTTACAACAAGTTCTGCACGTTTTGTAGTAGAGAAACCAAGACCACTCAACTGGTCATCTGTGTCTCTTACAGAACACATTGTTCCCAGTGCTTCAAGTGCCTGTCTGTGTACATTCCATTCTGCTCCAAGATATTCATTGAACATACCATTAGGATTTTCTGGATTTACGCAATCTTTCAGCATGAAGAAATAATGTTTATTGCCAATACCTGTCTGTTCATCCCAATAGTTAGGAGAAAGCATCAGCACAGATACAGGAACAAAATTATTTGTATCAATATTCCAAATTTTCTGAGAATTATTTACACCTTCTAATTCTCTATCTAAAGAGAATTTACCATCTTTCAGTGTTACCTTTGCTACAGTAACTTTTTCGTTATCTCTTACATTTTTACGATGTTCATAAGTATAAATTTCACCATCAAATTCAATTTCTGCTTTGAAACCATCCTTACCACCATTATGAGAAAAGCAATGGACAAACATATGATATGTACCACTGTTCATTTTTGTTCTATCTGGATAAATAATGTTTTCTACAGCAGGAACATTCCTTCTAGGATTAATAATATCCACATCCAAAGTACCTTTAGATGGAGAAGGATGGTTTCTATTACCATAATAGATTTCATAATTCGTAGGTTCAACGCAATGTGCATCATAATCATTTGGATTATATGCATCTAAATCATTCCACTGAATAGAGAATCTTAAATCACCATCTACTCTACCACCAGCCGCTTTTACTCTTTCTTTCATAGAACTGTCTGTAATATTGCCAGAGTAAGCCCAAGAGAAAGGGTTATCCCATTTTAACATAGATTTTGCTTCTGGATTAATAGAAGTAATCAGAGATACAAAATTAGATTTATGTTTGTTTTCAACATATGCTTCAATTTCTCTTGCTGTAGGTAGAATTTCAGAAACAAATTTATCGATACTTACTTCTTCTACTTTAGAGAATTTCTTTGTTGTAGATTTAGTGTTCTTTGCCATCTGAGCAAAAATATCTCCATTTTCAATTCTCTTTGCAGAATCTTTATTAGAGAACAGGATATTGGATACTTTAATATCATCCAAGTTTGCATGTCTTCTGGACAAGAATTCCATGAATCCACCTTCAACAATATCTTTTTTCAAAGCATCCAACTGTTTCTGAGTGAACAGACCTTTTGTTCTCTTATAATTTTCTGGAGCAACAATTCTTTCATACTTAGTTACGGCAACATCCAAAGATTCACCATTACTGATATCTGTCAGTAAAGTACCCATGCTATGATTACGAATTTTACCTACTGCATCACCAATTTTTGTTGCAGTCAACCATGCCCAGTTTGCTTTTTCATCCTCTGGAACAGTATCATATTCATTTTTATATTTTAAAAATTCTTCTAAAGCACCTTTCCATTCAGAACCACGATAAATAGAATTTGCATAAATCAATTCAAGAACAACCTTTACACTTTCTGTTGTGATTTCATCCAGAGAACGTTTGAATACATTTCTTTTATCTCTAAATGTACCTTTTAGTTCTTCATTAGAATACCTTGTATTGTTAACTACATGTTTTGGCATATCAAAATAAAAGTGTTCCCATGTAATTGTTTTATCATCGACAACTTCATAGTTCTGTGGTGTACCAATTCTGGATTCTTTTGTATAGTAAATATCAGAAATTACATAAGATTTTACATATTCTGCCAGTGCATCAAACACAGGCTGATATGTTGTGTCCCCCAGTTCCACATCCCAAATTGTTACTAGTTTATTATCTACAACTGTAACTGCGTTACCAACACTTTTAATAAAGTGTCGGCAACAAGCACAATCATGTTCTCTGCGTTCCCTAAAAATTTCATTAGTTCCTTCGGGGAAACTGTCAAGATACAGTTCCCACATAAATCCTTTGTCCAGATTAATGAAGAACAAAGGTGTATTGTCTTTTGTCATTTCTTTAAAATGCTCCTGCATTTTATCTCTCATTTCACCAAAAGTCATATCATTCACGCCCCTTAAATATTATTTTCTAAATCATCCATTACCATATTATAATTATGAATCATTGTTTCTGAATCTGCCCCAAATTTCCATTTATTAATCCATGTTGGCAGATATTCAAGATATTCTTTCTCACTGATATCATCTTCATTATCCATTAAGTAAGCAACGCTACTTACAAGCACTGGAATGTTTGATTCACTCAATACTTCTGGATTCTCAATAACTCTATCTGTATAATCAACTAACATATCACAAAGAACAGTAATATATTCCATTGTTTCTTCTTCAATGAATTCATCTTCAATATATTCCTGCATAGCATCATGACTAATATCTTCTTTTTTATTAATAAGCATCATCGTCTGAATTGCTACTTTAATTAAAGAGGTTTCATCCATATCAATGCTATTCATTAGTCTTGTTTTTGAAAACTTCTCAACATAATCGCACCAGTTTGAATCTAACACAAAAGTATCTTCGTCATCACTATAACCGTCAAAATACATTTTCATTAAAGTTTCCAGATGTTTTACTTTTCTCTGTAATACACTGTTGTCTTTTGTGCTTTTATTTCCGATTGTATTATAAGTAAATCCGTCAATTTCTGTTTCGCTTAATTCTTCATTAAATGCTTTAATGAATTCTACAAATTGTTCATCAGTAATACCGTATTTACTACATTTATTAAATAATGCAAACCAAATCTTAGAATGAGTAGAATTAAATACCTTTTCTGTTTCCTCATTTGCAACTTTACTAATTCTTTCAACTAAAGAAATAAAGTTAGCGTAGGTATCTTCTCTCACTTCTTCTGCAAAATTTTTGCAAGTCACACCGAATTCTTTATTATATTTATCGGGGAAATATGTAAGCATAATACTATCAGTAACGATTCTACGCATTTCACCTTTCAACTTATTGTTGTTGGTGTAATTAGAACCGACAAAATCTGTTTTAAAAAACTGCATTTCATCAATAATTCTATCGATATAAAATGCACAACTTTCATCCATCTCTGTCCAACCATTCTGAGATTTATTCATTGGTCTAGCCCTGTTGAATCTTGCGATATCATAGGCAATCTCAATTCTGTCACAGTTCAGATTCATTAATACTGGAATAGGATAATCAAGAATACTTTCCTGTAACTCCTGTGGCAACTGAAAGAATTTTTTACCTCTTACATCAAAAGTTTTTTCTTCATAAACAGGATTTCCATATTCATCACAACAAATTTCTCCATCTTTTGTCTTTTTTGTAGTCTGATATACAATAAATGGACGCTGAACTTTTTTGCTAATAGCAAAATCACCCGCACAGAAAGAATCAATATTATTGCATCTCTGTTTGCCATCAATTAGCCAACGATAAATTAATCCATCTCTGATTTCCTCAGACACAATAATCTGAGTAAGTGCTTTGCCCCACATCATATCTACCATTAATTCACTTTTTTCAAAACTATTCCACATGCCAGAATATCTCTGTAATAAATGGTCATCTCTCCATTCTCTGTTTTTTAATTTTTTTCGCATAGAAGATACAGAGATATTAGTGTCTTTAGTTTTTTCTGATGTGTTCGGTAAACTGCTCATGATATCATCTCCTTTTTTCGTACTAAATCCAGAACCATTTCTGCGTAAAATTTTTAATCGTTCATAGGATTTAATTTCCTTTAACTGTAGTTCATATTGTTTTCTTGTAATTCCTAAAGCATCTTGAATTTCTTGTCCAGTCATGTCTTCCATTTTCATTCTTAGAATTTTATTCTGCAAATCAGATAAACTAGATAGAAACTTTTCAATATGTTCATCTAGGAATTGATTATTTAATTCTGACGATTCAAAGAAATCTAAACCATCAGATTGATTACATAAAAAATCTCCGATTGTAAAAGATTCATCTTCGCCAATCGGAGTTTCTATAGATACTGTTTGGAGATAGTGTACATCCCCATTGTCATCTACAATGCGAGAACTTCGTTTCTCTGCATTCCTGTACTTGATATTATCTATAATAGCAAGTTTGATTGCACGATAAATGTAACCTTCAAAATTACCTTTTGTTTTATCATATGTAGGTCTGTCAGCCCTTGGATTTTTAATGGAATCTAAAATGTCTGAAATAGTGTCACCTGCGATAGAGTAAAAATCATCTCTATCTTTTCCAGATATTCCACCATATTTTGCAATCATTTTGTCAACCATTCGTTGCAATTTGTAGGCATTATCTTTATATAATTCATATATATAATTTTGCATACCTACATCTATTACTCCATCCATCGGCTTAACCCCCTTTATATGTTAAACAACTCTGCCTTTTGTCTTGGGTTATACTTTCTTTTATCTAAAGCAGAAATTTGTTTTTTAATATCCTCAGAAACAACTTTTCCTACTTCTTTATCTAAGATAATATTTAATACAGTTAGTTCGTTTTTAATGGAACGTCTTTTAATCATAATCTTTTTAAGTCTTGCATATGCTTGGTATCCTTGATAAGCATTACAGTTCACAAGTTCAATATAGTGTTCTTCGTCAGATTTCTCTTGGTCTATAACACTTAATTGTTTTCTTAATTCTTCTCTACGTTTACTTGCTTCATCAGCCAATCCATTTAGTTCTTCTAACTTGGTTAGCCATTGAGAAACATAATCCGTTTCCATTACCTTTTCAGTATTTTCATTTAACTGTTCATTAGTTAATGCTTTTACTTCTTTGGGGTCTGCAACAATTACTTGCTGTACTCTAAATATCTTTTTTAAAGGTTTTGGCAAACAGTTTTTAAGAATATTTTCTGCTTGAACTTTTGTGTAATGTTCTGCCATAGATTCCCCATATGAGGGAACATATTTTCCTTGATGATTACGAAATATAAAACGTTGACCATCTGTTAGTATGTAATTTTTTATTTGCGTAATGATAACCACATCCTATCTTCCTGTAATTAAGGAGTGGAGAAAGAACGACTTGAACGCTCAACTTGGCAACATATAATCTTCCAAACGCCATGTTTTACCAGTTAAACTACTTCCCCATATTGGGCAGATTCTACTGCCCAAAGACTACAGAAAGGAACTACTAGATGAAAAACAAGAGATTTTACCTAGTATTTTATCGGGTCATCACTCCGACAAAGGCAAGATGCATGGAATTGAACCATTCTTAGTGTTTGTGGGCAACCATGTTTTCTTCAAAATATTGAGCCTACCCTAAAGAAAAGAAGGTTCACACCTCTCTTTCTTAATGGTAGATAAATAATTTAAATACTATTGATTCACTAAGAGCCTACCGTACAAGGCACATTTGCTTAGTTTATGCCAACCAATCCTCACAGACATAAACATGACCACCTTCTATACACTGTGGTCTTCCCCATCCGTGTTTCCAAAAAAGAATATAAATGACATTTCCATACAGAAACATCGTATCACCTCAACACATGACGGAATTGAAGTGTTGAGATTTTCAACTGTGGCTAACAGTTGTTGCATAGATGCCGACAAAACATCTGTGCGTAAAGTCGGTAACGAGGGTCGAACTCGCAATCCCCAGAGTGGAAGTCTGGTGTGTTAACCATTACACTATACCGACTTAGAGATAGCGGAGAGAACAAAACCAACACTGTCCTCTCCAAGAATCAATACAAATGATAAGAGGTTAGGTTATTAAAAATAGAAACCGTAATAACCTATTAAGGAATTTAAAATTTTAGATTAACAATTAGACTTTGGGCTTACACTGTGCTGACCAGTGTGGATAGTAACCGTACTCAGCCCATGTTACTGACGGGGCAGATACCGTCAGTATAAAATAAAAGGATTGAAACAAGAAAGTTAATTAGGCAACACTTTCTGTTTAAGGGGCAGTCCTTGAATCGAACAAAGGTTAAGCCATATATACATTCGTGGTAGTTGTGGTGGAAATGTATACTTTCTTCTGCCCATAATGTGATAATCTTTTACACCAAAGACTATCACAAACATTTTAGAGGAACTACAATGAATTTCATTTAGAATCCGTTGTATAGGCATAGTGAAGGAATCGAACCTTCTTAATAGGATAAACACTAAAACGAGGTTTTTATTTCTAAAGGAATGATATGTACAAAATGCTAAATCATAAAGGAAAGATGATTTTATTCAGTGTGAGTAATAGTGATTTATGCATTTATCCTACTCCATTCTATGCATATTATATAGAATAGGCTGAAAGATTAATTGCCGTTGTAATATATTTGCAGATACATTACGAATCCAACAACCTATTCTATATGGAAGGGGTACAATCATGAAATGACTTCCGATGATGAGAAGTTGGGGAATCGAACCCCAAATAAAACAAATTTTCACGATGTTTGCCTACAATGTGGAGTACATTATCCAGAATCAGATTAACGAGGATGTACTTAGACGGGTATTGCAGATTGTTTTTATTTTCCTACATACTTCTCATATTATATAAGTTACCCACCGTTTATCAGCCTTGCAGATGCTTACGGACAATATCATTACTCCAAACTGTAACTCAAGGATTTTGTAAAACGTTTTTCTTTATCGGGACTATAAGAAACCAACATCATCATAAATTGAGTACATACTATATTCCAAATTAAATCATTAAACAATCTTTTAATAGAATATAAGTCCCTTCTTTGCACTTTTAACTTTATTATTTAGAACTGAACTTTGAGCATTGAACTTTAATTCTTTAAACCTTGAACATTGAACTTTACAGTGCATTAGAATCCGTTTCTATAACGGGAATATAATTTCATCTTGTAAAATATGTAATATGTTTTTAAGAATAATGCCTTAACAGGGCAGTTCTTGATAATATCGGATTTTATTTATCTTTTTACATTGGTCTACTTTCCGATTAAAAGACAAATGAATGATAGTTAAAAGTTTCCGATAAACGATGGATATTTTTATTTAGTTAGAAACACTTATCAATAAGTAAATTCGATTTCTGTCAGAGAATTGCTCACAGACAGAGCAGAATCAATTTCAACGAGGAAATCATTGATTTTTGTTTCCAGTTCTCTAATTTTATCAACGATTTTAATTTCATCAATAAAATCATAAGAATTCTGTTCAATGTATTCTTTTTTAGCCAGAGAAGCATTTTCGCCTTTCTTAGCATCTTCATTAGAACCATACATTTCTACAATGTATTTTTCTGCTTTTCTTTCCAGTTCATCACCATTTCTCATAGTGATAGTATTCTGTTCTTTATGATACTGTTTTTTCAGTTCTGCCAGAAGGTACTGGTCATACTCAACGCCATGATTTTTCATCTCAATGGCTTCTGCAACAGTACATTCAATATCATTGATTTTTACCATTGTAACTGCATTGGACAGAACCAGTGCTTTTTTCATGGCATTTCTTCTTTTGATTAGAGAAGTTGCTCTGTCATAATCACCTTGCATTTTTGCTCTGTAATCTGTCAGAGTAATGCCAGAAATCTTCATATTAGAATGTTTGTTTGCAATACAGTATTTACCTGTATCGATTGCATCAATGATTCTTTTATCCATTGTTTTCAGTTCCGCTAAACATTTGTGTACGGACATTCTTTCAGTTGTAGCCATAATTAACATCTCCTTTTAAATTTTGATTTTTGAATTTTAATGAAAAATCGTACTGGGAATCGAACCCAGTGTTCCTGCTGTGAAAAGAGCAGAGCCTTTACCTCTTGGCTAACGATTACTTTGCCATCGTCATGGCTATCTCAGTTCCCACACTGAGATATTTTACAGGCATAAGTCTATCATTTGAGTGATAGTTATGTATGTTGTTGTAAACAGATTATTCAGTACCTTCAACTGTGGTTACATGACTATGTATGAACCAGAATCTAAAAACCAACAACCAGAAATCGTTTCTACATTTAAGGTGACAGCCTATATAATATACTTCGATTTCCATTTTCGCTTTCACCTCTGTCACGATGAAAACTGAACGACTGTAATAATGTTAATATCTTGAATCTCAAATAGGCAGAAAAAATACAAGATATTTAGATTACAGTATGATAGTTCAATAAAAGAGAATAGCATATATTGCACTATCGTTGTTTGTACCAACCATCCACACAGATACAAACTTGTCCATCTTCCATAATTATGGACTTCCCACATTGTTAAAGTACGCTTAATCGGTTTTGACTTGGCTGAAAACAATTCAGAACGATAAGCCAGAATCTAATGTGTGCTTGTGGTATAAGTATGACACATCAGATGTTGTGCAATTAAAACCACACAAACTTCATTGCACTTGTCTTACGCATTTATGATGTTATTTACAACAGAGCAATGGGATTATAAGACATTCCACCCAAGTAGCGGCAACGGAGGGATTTGAACCCCCATGTCGGATGCAAAGCCGACACAACTGATTTCAAGTCAGTGCCGTTATAACCAATTTCGGTACGTTGCCATTATAAATTTGGAGAACTGTGGATTTGAACCACTCTACCCCGTAAAGGGTGTGCTAACCGTTACACTAACGCTCTCCAGATTGTGACTGATTTCTCAGTCACGATACATAGCAACTCTATAACCCTTTATGAACCTAGAAAGGAACGTGTAGATATCAATTTAAACCAATTTGTTTACCAGACAAATTTTCGACCAGTATTAAATTGATATCTGATTGGGAAGGAAGGATTTGAACCTTCACACATGTAACCATGCTAGGGTGCTACCCTATGCGTCTGCCATTTCGCCACTTCCCTAGATTGTGGCTGAAAATATCAACCACATGTCCTAAGACTAAATCGGGCTAACGGGAGTTGAACCCGTACTGCTCAAAGCAAATGGATTTTAAGTCCATCGTGTCTGCCTGTTCCACCATAGCCCGTTATTGCATGATGATTTACTAATCTAACTTCCCGTAAAAATGAATGCTTTTGTATGTAAAAAACAAAAATCACATTTTAGATGAAAAGTTATGTATTATGTTTAAAAATTTTGAAAGACGTTTTGCAGAAGTTTAATCAGCAAATCATCATACTAAATGGGTCTTGAAGGACTTGAACCTTCGACCGACCGCTTATGAGGCGGTTGCTCTGACCATCTAAGCTAAAGACCCTTATGGGGTGATAGTTTTACCAAGATAGTTACAGATTGCTACTCTCCTAACTATCCGTTACTCCAACTAACAAGGATGCACATTATATGTATAACCCCACGCAGGACAGCATTTCCCTACTTCCACACTTTCGCAGTGGCATTGCGTCTAGCATCTGATAACTTTCAATCACTTTCAAACTACTTACGTTCTCCTTGGTTCGTTTGATTGTAATTACAAACATGGCAGTCAACATAACCATTACTAGATTAAAGCGTTATCCTTTCGGACGAGTGAACTACCCACTCCTATGAACCTAGCCGTTAGTTCTTTCCTAACAGTCAGAGGATATACATTTTATTAAGTTTTTGTTATTTAAATAAGGAATTTTTGTGGAAAACACCACATTGACATGAGAAGAAAAAATATGTAAAATAAAAGAGCAGGTGTATCCTGTATATTATAAGATTCTTTTCAGTGTCTTGTAATGTTTTTGGTTTCGACCTCACTACAAACTTTGCCGAGCCAGTAGTGAGGTCTTTTCTTATTTACATCCTTATTATACCAAACATACATTCGTTTGTCAAGTATTTTTTTGGATTTTTTACGAACATTTGTTTGTTTTCCATTTTATTCATCTATTGCTTCTTTTTGTGCAAAAGTAATACAGTGAATAAAATTCGGTTCTTTCAAAACATTCATAAGTTCCATTCTTCCAAAAAAGGAATGGTTTTCGTAATCAATGGATTTCGCTTTTTCAATCAGTTTATATCCATCAAACTTTTTCATCCATTCTGTATTCCCACTGGTATGTGTTTCTACATTAATAATAGTTACACAAATATTATCAGAAGGGGATTCATCTATTAACCTTTTTGCTTCTTTTTTAGAAACATACTTGGTAACGACTGTACGATTGTATTTTCTTTTGCTTTCTCTCATCGTAACACTTCCTTCCAATTAATTTTTTCACCATAGAAGAACGATAAATAACATACTTTATTTACTTTATTTTTCTGATTTGGGTTTGTAATTACTCCCAATTTTCTTACAACTTCACTTTTGCATATAGTAGTTAGTTGTTCACCAAGAAGCATCGAATAGTATTCTAGCCCATTTTCTGTCTCTACATCAAGACATTCATGTGTTGGTAAATATTCTTTTTTAATGACATGAGTTAGAGGAACTACTGTTACTACTTCTGCACTTGAAGTACCACGTTCATTACTTACAATTATACATGGTCTTCTTTTGCTTTGCACAGAACCAGTGGCATTTCTATTTTCAACTTCTATTACATCGTATCTATGAAACTCCATCATACTGTTCCCCCTTCCCTATACAATTTTCTTGCTGGCTAATAAGTAACTGCTTAGTCACTTATCATCTGTCTATATAATACCATATTTACCATAATAATGCAAGTTTTATTTTATATTTTTCAGGTAAATTTTATACAAAAAATCAAATACAAACTTGATTAAAACTATTAAAAATGATATAATTCAAATATAGTGAGTGGAAATGAATTCCAAGGAGGTGTTTCTGTGAAGTTTACCAACGCAGAAGAACTTTATATTTATTTCAGACAGATTATGCTCTATGAAAGAATAACTGTCAAAGACCTTGCCAACAGAATGAATAAGTCTCAAAGTGCTGTATCTATGGCTTTTAAGCAAAAGAATTGCACCACAGATACATTGCGTGAAATGGCAGAAGCCATTGGTTATGACCTTATTATTGATTTTGTTCCAAAGCAAGATAAGGAGAAAACTGGTTAATCCAGTTTCTCTTACATAATATACTTCGATATAATCTCCTACATTTCTCTCTATATTATAAAAGGACTGATAATCAAATCAGTCCTTTTTATATTTTCCTATTAAATATTGTGTTATTAAATTTATATATTCATCAAACTCTAAGTGACCATCAAATAAATCAGAATGTTCAGTTCTGTGATATCCATTCCAACAATGTTCTGCACCACAATTTTCAAAACAGAACTTATCTCCATTGTTTAAATTACAACAACGCATACAATCTGGTTCTTCATGGTCTGCATTATATATAATTAATCCCATAATTATTCACCTACAATTATATCAATGCAGTTATTCCAACCATCCTCATAATCTCCCCATTGAAGTTTAATAGAAAGGTTTCCCTCCATCTTTTTGGGAAGTTCTCTTAAAGGACATCTATCCATTTTTCTTTCTCGTGTTCTAAAATTATAGCCTCTAACTTCTTGTGTAAAACGGCACATAGGATAGTCTCCACTATCATCTAACATAAAACATTTATCACAGCATTCAGGCATATCCATAACTAAAACTGCTTTCATCTGTATCACCTACTCAAAACTGATTAATAAACTCTTTAAACTGTTCAAATTCTTCTTTATTCATAATAAGTTCAGAATAATAATAATCTTTACCTCTTAAAATATGCCAAATTTTCTTTAATCTCCAAAACAAACCATACTGATTAATATTCCACTGAGTATCCATAAGATGTTCAAAACAATAAAAATCTTCATCTTCTTTGTCAATATGGATAGATACTCCTTCCATACAACCACAACCACAAGTAATTACACATTCATTCTTTTCTTTATTTAAAAATATCATAATTCATCCTTCTCTCTACCACACATATATACACCATAAACAAAATCTATTAATAAAGATATACTAACATTAATAGTCAATACAATTAAAACGATTAAAATTGGCACATGCCATAATGGAACTGTTGTATTTTCATATCTAATAGTAATACATATCATGTATAATATCATTAAAAAAGGAACAAATATTAATATTTTATTTATCATAAATATCACTTACCTTTTCCCATCAATATATTGCTGAAATGTAATATTTTTTGTATTTTCAATTATATCACTTCTTCCTGCCACAAAATTTCCTAATTCTGTAATAAAGTGATTAATCCACCACAAATTCATTCTATATTTGGTATTGCACACACAATATAAAATATAATGGTTAGCATCATAAATTCCTTCACGATAAGAAGATTCTTTTATTAAATCAATTTCATTTTTAGTTAATTCATATACTTTTTGTGTTGTCGTAATATCTATTTCTTTTTCTTTCATAAATTATCCTCGATTTAATTGCTTAACTTTTTCTCTACATTCCAACATTCGTTCAAAACTAAAAGCATCGATATGACCATACTGGCATAAATCTTTACACATAATCAAATCTGCATATAATGCGTAAAATCTTGCTTTCACATCTTTTTCTTTTTGTGCTTCATAAAAAATGTTGGAAAGTTCAACAAGTTCAGATGAATTTAATGTAACAACAACTTCTTGCGTTGTTTTGTCGATTCTTAATACTTCCATTTAATCACCTCTTATATTCAATCCATTTATCTGAATCTTTAAATTTTACTCTAATCTTTAAAGGCAATCCATCTTGTACACTATTAATTGATTTATAAACTCCAACAATAGTTGCAGTTTCCAATACTTTGTGTTTATGTTCACACTCTAATGCCTTTTCTTTATCTGCATAATCTGTATTACAATATTCACAAGTATATAAAGTTTTTTGTTTCATAATATCAACTCCAACCAAATGACACTTTTATTGGCATTTTAAAACCATTTCAAACCCCAAATTACGCCAAAAACTTTTTGACTTTTCGATAAATTCACTTAATGTAATTTCGTGATATTCATAATCATAACGAGAAATTGCAATCATTTCTGGATAAGTGTCAATTTTATGTTTGAATCTTCCAATATGAATACCATAATAATTACATATCTTTTCTAATTCTTCCTCATTATTTACTCTATACCATGTTGTAGTTGTCTCATCTTCAATTTCTTCAATGTCATCAACAATATAAGGTGGAAATACATTTCCTGCCACTTTCAATTTATCAACTTCTACTTTTTTACGATTACGTTCCAAATCTCTTTCATATTGTTTACATGAACCTTCATGAGTAAATTCCTTACCATCTTCCGCAATATAAATAGTCATCTCTTTTGTAACCGTTTCTGTTCTTGTTTTCATATAATCACCTTCACATTTATTTCATAAACCAACGTTCTTTTTCGTTGTCTTTCATTGTCAACACAGAATCTTCTTTTATATCTTCGTTCCACTGTAATAATTCTAACATATCACCATTTTGTTCAATGTTATTTGCCTGTTCCAAATGATTAATAATAAAATCAATTTGAGCATCAGTTAATAAATTAACTTCTCTTGTTCCATCCTGATTAATTAAAAAGAATCTATATCGTGCATTTCTGGCATAGAAAATAACATATCCTTTTTCATACAGAAAATCTTCTGCGAAAATGCCATTGAAAAATTCTTCTCCATAAACTTCAAGAACTATATCCAACGCACATTCCGTATGAGCAAACATTGGACATGATGTATATGTACCATCAGGTGCTAAAAATCCACAAAGCATATTATCACCTCATTTATCTACATATAAACTTCCATCTACATTTAATCTAGGAGTAATTGTGACACCCCCACCATGAAATACATCGTTATTAACAACAATATAATGAACACCAGTATCTTCATCTAAAAGAACCATTGTTTCAACTGTTCCATAATCGTTTTTATCCCATAATGTAAAAGGATATTTTTTCTGTTCCGCAATTACTTCACTCACTGGAGAACACGCACCTACCATAAATGCCAGTGCCAAAGCACTTGCTGTTAAAAATTTCTTCATATAATCACCTCTACTATCATTCTTACCAAAATCTAAGTGTTGCCTTGTCTTTATGGCTCATCATTCCCTCCATAGTAATTAAATTATCAACAATCCAGAAATCTCTCCCATCACCATAGTTATTTTGTTTGAGATGTTCAATAAGTTCCCTTACTTCTTTTTTAGTTAAATCATAAGAGGAATTTTCACATGGAGTAGCATTTAATTTATGAATAAGAAAGATAATAATATAATCAAAAAAATAACATGCTGTAAATTTATACTGTTTTGTTTCAATTGTTAAATCCACAATATCACTTCCTCATAAATCACGAATTTCATCAATACAACTTCCTTCCACAAGTGGGACAATAATACACAGTGAATTCATCTTTGTGATTATCGTCCACACCAAGTTTCCAATTCTTTCCTGTAGTGTCGCAACGCAGAACCATTTTACCTACGCCAATTCTACCTTCCAGTTTTGCAGTTCCGTTAACCAGAACAGTTTCAAATTTTTTATGATTACATGTGCTACACATTATTCTTCCACCTTCTCAATCTTAGGTAACTCTCCATACACTGCAAACGGTTTCCGTTCATCATTTCCAACATAATACCTTAACACCTGATGGATATTCCATGCCATGTTAGATTCTGTATCATGACCAATTCCATAAGTGTGTAATTTTCCTTGCAATTTAGGAAAGATAAATTCTCTTGCTTCGTACATTTTATTTTCCGCTTTATCTCTACGGTCTAACCAATCATGAAATTCTTCATCAGACATTTTCTCTGTTCTTCCGATAAATTCCTTATCCATACAGAATTCCACAATTCTATCAAACTGTCCAAGTCCAATCCTACAATATAAATCACAAGCGTTAGATACGAGTTTTGCCTGTTCTTCTGTAAGTTCCAGTTTGTATTTCATTTCAACACCATTCCTTTAACTTTTGAAATAATTCAATTCCAATATCACACAAATCATAAGCAGAAGTTTCTCCATATTTTTTAATTACAAACTTACAAGATGTTGCTCTACTATCTAATTCTGTACATACATTAAACAATTCCTCAATTATATGATTAGGTCTTAATTTAATATATTTTGTAGGTACATAATCTGTTAGCCATACACCATTTTCAGACTGATAGAACTCATATCCATCATCGTACATTTCTTCTGCTTTAACAGAATAAATACAAGCATCTCCATGTCTTTCTCCCACTGTCATAGCCTGTACAATTCCAGTAGACAAATGAACAAACTGTCTTTCCATTTTCATGATTCCTTTTTCATTAATAGAATCAATATTTTTAGTTGCAGTTCCATGATATAGAATCATTGGTGGTTTCTGACTTTCAAATCCCATATCTACATCAATAGAATGACCTTGATTTGCTCTAATTCTGGTCTTGTCTGCATTAAAGGAATATCTTTTCTTTGCATCTGTATTTACAATTTCTTCCAGAATTTCCATGTCAATGTAAAATCCATTCTTGTTAACACCTTCAATTAGTTTTTTGACACTCACCCATCCACCTTTTGCCATATTTACATAGGCTTCTTCTGGTTTATGTCTTAAAATATAACTTAGATAAATACTCAATTTATCATACTGTCCCATTATTCATCACCTTTAAACCATTTACTAATAAATTCAATCTCTGTATCTGTGTAATTATAATCTTTCTGGAAAGTTCCTTCATTCCAAAGTTTTTCACTGCTATCTACACCATAACCAAATACACATTCATACTTTTTGCCATTGTATTCCCAAGTAGTAAGTTGCTTTCCATTATATCTAAGCATGGATTTATCTTTTAGATTTCTTCTATGTTTTTTAATCCATCTGTCTTTCAGCAATCTTGCTTTTCTGATTCCATAGCGTTCTGTCCACCATTCAAATTCCCAATCTTCAACAGCATTATCTTCAATCAACCATTTAGGCATATACATTTTCTTATCAATATGCTCTACTGTAATAGTAGGGAATCCATCAAATATCATCGTTTCCTTTGCAAAATTTGTTATCCTATGAATACCAAGATACACTCCCTTACTAATCACAGCAAAAGATTCTTTATAAAATACAACAAGAAAATTATCATCACCTGCATAAACATAATAATTTCCATCAATGTCATACCATTTATCTGTTTCTGGATAATACGCTTTTTCACATACATATCCAGTATCGGAACACTCCATAAACAGTTCTTCTTTATTTACAATCTTTCCATCTACTCTAAGAATAGCACCATAATCAATCATTGCCATTATCTTTCACCTCGTTTAATTTGATTACTAATTTTCAAAGCAATACTTTCCAACTGACTTTTCTGTTTGCCAGTCAAACTAAGTTCCTCATAATGCTTCATAATTTCTTCCAGAACCATTAAATATAATCCTCTGTCCATTAAATCACACCATTCTTTTCTCTGCAAAACTAATCATTTCATTTAATCCATCAAATTTATCAGTTCCATTCTTTGCCATATCCCAAGTCCTACTCAAAATTTCTCTGAAATCTTCTGCTTTAAATCTTACTGTTGGTCTATGGTCAAATTCCATCTTTTTGCCATTTCTCATTCCAATCATGTAATTAGAATAATCTTCATTATATTTATCAATCTTTCTATCAATCTCACCAATGTAAATCTTAGTGATTTCCTCTGATGAATGACCTAAAATTGTCTGAATTACTTTTAAATTATCTACATCATCTGGATGAAGTTTATAAAGTGTATTTGCATAAAATTTGCGGAAACTATGAGTACTAATGTCACCTCTGATTTTTGTTTCCATCACTGCTTCTTTTAATGCTTTTCTAAGTGCAGCATCACCTGTATCGAATATGTTTCTATTGTAGTTTTCCAATACATTGATTCCAAAATGTTCAATATATTCATTTACTACAGACTGTGCCAGTGCATTGATTCTTACACCAAGGATTTTGCCTGTTTTTTCTTCCTTTAATGTATTCATTCTATTCTTATAACTTCCATTTTTATTAAACAAGTCACTCCATCTTAGAGATAATGTATCCCCTACTCGTCTACCTAAAGAAGTACAAAGCCAACCTGCTAACCAATGATGCCAAAAATCTTTTTCTTTAAAGTAATTTAAAACTTTCTCTAAATCTTCATATGATTCAAATTCATCTACTTTTGTTTTTTCATCTTTCTTCTTTGTAACAGAACGCAATCTTGTAACAACTAAGTTATTTTCTTCATTTGGTTCTGTATCAATCCAAATTTCCCTTTTATAATTTGTAAAACGAATAACATCAGAATCATCTGTTTCCATCAGATAATATCCAACACCATTCATATAATTTTCCAATTCAGTATAAGATAAAGGTTCTTTCATTAAATCTGCTCTATATTTATCAATCAGTTTTCCCATGTGCGTTCACCTACTTTTATCCTTCTATTCGATTTTCAACTAAAAAAGACACCTAATCCAGTGTCTTAATTCCATCCATCTTTACTCCAGAAAATACTTCCTGTATTATTATATCTCAATTCAATTCCTCTGTCAGAAAAATAACTTTCTAATACTTTATAAAAACTTTCATTTACATTGATAATTGAACTTTTAATAAATAAATCGTTAGATGGTACAATTTCACAACTCGGATTCTTTTCTCTTGCGTTAATATGTATTTTAAAACTACAATTCAAATTCTTTAATGTTTGGTTAAATTCTTCTACCATTGATTCTGTTATCTTCACTTATACCACTTCCAATCAACTTTTTCTATGTGTTTCACAATATTCAGAAATTGCAATACCACATCTGATTTGTGCATTTGACAGTGCTTGTTTTGCTTTTTTAACATCGTCTTCTAATCTGTATAGGTCATACTTTAACATAAAATAATCTTCAATATATGTACTACCAAACAAAGAATACATATATTCTAAATATCGTTCCATTGCATCTGCTTTCAAATCATTGCATCTATGCCATTTATGTAATGAATAATTGGAAAAAGCAAATTCAAAATTTTTTCCATAAACCTCAATCAACTCTGGTGTTGACAAAATCATTTCTACATCTGATTTATTAAAACATAAATCAACAATATGTAAAATCTGTTCCACTGTCAATTTCCTAATATATTTATTCCAAAAGTTTTCTGGTATATCTTTATAGCCACTATATTCCATTTAATCACCTTTTTCATTTTCCAACTTAGCAATAAATCCTTCTAATGTAGACAACGCAGAAATATAACCAGTATAATAATCTGTATTCGTACTACTTTGATTCTTTTTTAATTTTCCAATTTCTTTTTTTAATTCCATTGCAAACTTTTTGATTTCTTCATCTACAATAGCAGAAATTGCAAAATCTAAACTCTTATTGTTCTCCATAAATCTTCCCATTATATATCACTTCCACTCTATACTTATTGATTTGTCTTCTAAAATAATCAATTATATCCTGCTCTGTGCAAAATTCCAAAGGAAATGAGAACCAAAACCCATTCCATTGATTAGTCGTTCTCTGCATACCATCTACACAATTAACTCTCTTTCGGTATCCATTATCCTTCTCAATAAAATATGCCACATCATATTTATCCAACTTCATATAATCACTTTCTTTCTAATACTACAGTATTACTTATTATAATTTTTTATCCAATCAATAAAAATCCATTCTCCAAACTCCACTTAGTAGCCTGTTTCGTATATTCCATCAAATATTTATCCAGTGCAGGATAACCATTCTCAGATTCAATAGCATCAATGTACTTCTCTACACCATCAAAAATATACATTACATAATAATCCGCATCTTCTCTATCTTCAAAATTTGTTGTATATATAGTAGGGTCTACTACCGTATTATTTTCATCTAAGATAAAACAATGTCTTGCAAGTAAATTATGAATTGAAGAAATATAACCATATGCAATTTTCCACTTACCACTTTTCACATTTTCCATGTGATTACATACTGCACGAAATACATTGATATAACATTCCTTCATTTGATAAGCATTTTTGTCTTTATTATAAACATATTTACTTGCTTCTGCATTAAGTTTATATTTCTCCATCATAATTATTTCTCCTTATTTACCCACATTTCAAACATCAGAAGTCCTTTTGTGTCTGTTCTTACTCGTACACATCTAATATTTGTGTATCCACATTTCCTTGCTCTTTCAAATGCAGTATCAATAACAGTTTCTTTATTCTTTTCTTCTGCATAAAAGGTATCAAACAATCTAAGACCTTCTGCGATAAATCTTTCATATTGTTTCATTAAAACACTTCCTTCCAACCATTCCTACGAATGATTCTTCTCATATTTTCCACACCTACAGGATTCATAGAGTGGATACGGATAGGGTAATTACGACCAGTTTCTTCTAACCAATCCAGAATACGAATGTAATCTCCCCCATACATATAGTAATCACCAGAATCATGGTCTAAGTCTATCAATTCAATAGGGTCAATATCTTCAATATCTCCAAATTCTTTAATCTCATATTCTCTTAACTGAATTTCTTTTATTACTCTGGAAACACTATGACACCATTTATATCCTTCTGGTGCAGGTCTTTCATCATCTACCCAAAGTTTCATTATTTCACCTTCTCACACATTTCATCTGCGATTTCCATACAAATTTCTCTTGCTTTATCCCAAGTCATCCATTCAACTTTCAGTTTTTCATATTCCTTCTCTAATTCTTCTGCTTTTCTACACATTCTTCTGTATTCTGCATAAGAAATAGTTTCTTTTTCATTTGCTAATTTTTCTTGTAACTGATTAAATTCATGCCAAACTTCATTTCTTCTTTTAGAACATTCTACATAAGCATCAGACATAGCCTGTCTAACTCTTGTATTGTATCTGTTTAAATCCATCAAATCACCCACTTGATTAACTTCTTCTTTTAAGCCATTTTACTGTTTCTTTACTAATTTCTCCAAACATTTTATTTGCTTCTTTATTTGGTACAGATTTAGAATAATCAACAGACAAAGAAACATCATTTGTAAACACATTATTAAACAGATATACAATATGAAAATTTGTGTATTCATATTTATCTTCAAATGTTACAAAGAATCCTTTTGCACCATATTCATCAGAATAAATTTCTGTAATATCACTTTCTTTACAGCCAAACCAATCCATAACCTGTTCAATATATCTATCCATATTACCCCTCATTTCCTACTATAAAACTATGATTTTATCAGTACCATTATCTCTCTACTTTTCTTACTTCAAAGCAAACACCATTTACAAATCCTCTATCCATTTCAAATCTGTCTGGGAAGATAAAACCAATCTCCATATCAATAAAACTTTCTTCTTCTGTTTCATAGATATTTTCACCTTCACCAACGTACAGGATTTCAATTTCTTCTTTATCGTGATGGTATGTTTGCACTTTTACATTGCCCTGAATTTCAACACCCTGTTCCAGTAAATCTCTCATTGTAATCATATAATCACCTCTTAGAATACAACTGCAACTTTCATTTCCTGTGTATCTACAATAATATCTTTTACATCATTATTGATATATTTGCCTACCATCTTAGAAACCTCATTATCTTCCATTTCATGTTCATCCTTTGCAGAATAGAACCATTCTGTACCTGTAAATTCAATATCAAAGAAACCATTACTTGCTTCTCTAACAATATCTCTATATTCTTCCCAAGTAAAAACCATTACATTATAAACTGTTTTCAACATATTAAAACTCCTTTATTCTAACTAAATTATACTCCTTAAAAAGATTATCCCATATAATTGAGTATGTAAAATCATGAATCCTTTCTACTACTTCTTTACTGTTCTTATTGACTTGAACATCAATATCGTTTTCTGCATACATTAGACTAATATCATCAATAGCCATTGTAGTTGCAACTTTCTTCCATTTATTAGGAAGTTCTTCAAATTTCATTCAATCACCACCAAGTAAATCTTTCATTGCATCCATTCTACATTTTTCCACAAATGCAATTTGTTTTCTCAGTTCATTTATTTCCTCTATACCTTCTGTATCAAATCTATTCAATGTCTTCTTTCTTTCTTCAATTTTCTTTTCAAGTTTTTCAATAAGAATTTCAAGACAGAGAATTGCTTCATATTTTTCCTCATAATCATCTTCATCAATATCATATGTAGGAATATTATTTTCTATTGGTTTAAATGGGATTACTACACCCATGCTATCACTCCTTCATAACTGCAATAATCTTGCTATTGTTTACGAGTCTAAGTTCCACCATATCATTTACATATGCTCTCATAAAAGATTCAATTAGCATAGACTGGCTAACATCTTTTTCTTTACATTTTGCTTTGAACACTTCTAATGTTTCAACATCAATAGTTGCAGAATATGTTTTCTTTGCCATAATTATCTCTCCTTAATCTTTCTTTCTCCAATAGTTGCCGATACATCCATCTGTGCTATCCCATGTATCATATACTTTACATTTTACCACAGCAACAATATGATTACCACCAATATTTGCTACATAATTTTCATCATATCTGGCTCTTTCACAAAACTCTTTTCCAGTATACTTTGTGTTGTTTGCTTTTCTAGGCTGTTTGTGTTTCTCCCAACCTTTAGATTCCAGATATTTCTCTACACACTTTTTGTCTGTGTATTCATATCCTGTTTTAATAGAAATCTCAAACATTTCCTTTAACACTTTTTCGTAAGGCTCATTTAATGCTGTGCAAATTGCTCTTACAACACAATCACAAGTAAGTTTACCTTTTGGATTAGCATTATAATAATGAAATGTTTTTGTGTCTGGATATTTTTCATGTCTTTTCATATTGTCACTCCTATCGTTTTGTCATATAACACTTCCTTTATCTACTATTATTATATCACAAAGCAATAAGTTTGTCAATCACTTTTTATAAGATTTATAATCTTATTTTTACGATATATAGCCACTAGATAATAACCTAGTGGCTATTATATTTTATCGTTTATCATATTTACCATTCACCATATTTCTTCCAACCTGTTTATCGGATAGATTATTATTTACTTTATCGTTTAGCATCTTAATACTATCTGTCTTTGTATAATCATAATTATCAATTCTATGTTCTAAAATACCACTTGCAAATTTATAATAGATAATAAATCCAATAACCAAAAATACAGTTGCGATACCTTCCATAACAACACCTCACCTAATCATAATCCAGTTTTCATGTTTGCTTTCTTCAAACAATTCTCTTGCCTTTTCCATAAAAGCCTGTACTCCAATACCATAATCTTCCAGTTTCATATTAATGATTTCTTTTACAGTATCAGTATCCATTTTTTTTGTCTGAATAGAAGGACTACGGTTTCCGTCCTCGTTTCTCCAACCTACAACTTCCATACCAATTTTCATAACCGATAAACCTTTTCTTCCATACATATTATTCATATCAATATGAACGGATTTACCACGATGTTTAACAACAAGACTTCCACCAAGTACCTTTCCGTCATGAGCAATGTATGTTTCACCAATTAAAGGTCTATATAAATCGTATGCACCATTCATCATATACATATAAGCATAGACTGCACCAACATTAGAAAGCGAACCATCCAACTGTCTATGCTTTTCATATTCTTTCCCGTCCCAACAAACTAAAGGAATATCACCATAGTTACACGCAACAATATCATGTTTTTCTTCATTCCAACTGGTATAATATTTGTCAAATAGTTCTTCTCTTGTCATTCTCATAATTATTCTCCTTATTCAAAAGTAACTTCATTTTTCAGAAAGTCTACATAATAATCTGCTTCATTTTCACAACCTTTTACAGAACAGCATCCAGAACCATCTGAAACTCTATCATCAAGAATATTTTTAAATTTATTAAAACATTCTTGACACATACCACCCCAATAGTCCCCATATTCTTCTGTTTTAGTCCAGTCATCAAATACAATACTCACACCATTATGTGCTACGAATTTCATATTTTTTCTCATTTGCCTTTCACTTCCTTCACACAAGCACTTTCATAACCTCTGCCAAATTCACGATAGATTCTATAATGAACATCCAGTACATTATTTTCTTCCACCTGACCAACAGCCATTGTGCCATCTAAAAAAGTAACTACATACATAAATTTTTTCATATTAACACTTCCTATCAATATATGCTGTCATTTCTGCCTGAATTGGTGTAACTTCTAATCCATTGGCAAGACCATTCAATCTACATTCCTCAAGGTCTACTACAATATTAAGGTAATAATCATTATCTGCTAAAACATTTTCATACAAACTTGCATCAACTTTCATATGAATATGATTTGTATAAAGAAAACACTCACCAAATTCTACATCTTCAATTTTTCTTGCTGTTTCATACTGTTTATTAATCTTCATTTATTTCACCTCTCAACATCTTTCTGGATACAGTTTACAAAATGCATCAATCATAAATTTTGTGATACCTACTGCACGATAAAGTTGATAAAGTTTTTCTTTATCTTCTTCCCAATAAGTTCCATCTAAATCTTCCCACATTACAATACCATCATATAATGTCATTGCCTGTGCTTCATTAAAACATCCATGTTTAACGCAGTAATCAAGAAAATCACTAAATCCATCATTGATAATAATGTCAATACATTCTGTTTTATCTTCTACTTTTAATTTTTGTACTAAGTGCATCACTCTATCAAAACAAGTATATTTACAATCCATAATTTCACCTCAATTTTCATCAATATATTTTTGAATTACTTTTTCTGCATCTTTCATAGATACAACTTCTGTAATACTATTACTATCACGAATACCATTTGTTTCAAACAAACATTCTGCAATAATCTGGTTCATATCTTCTCCGTAAATTTCTTCTAAAGATTCTGTTGTATAATCATAAAAATAAATCGTACAATCAATATCTTCTTTATCATATGTTTCCAAGTCAATCCAATCTGTGCAAACAACATAATTATCGGATTCATCTTCTCTGTTCTCTGCTTTTGGGTCATAACCACAAGTGTCAAACCAAATTGCTTCAACAAACTGATAGTTATTTTCATCTATCTTTTTACAATACTGCATATCATCAGTAGCAAACCATCCATTTCTTTCTACTACCATAAATCCACCTCAACTTATAAATACTTTTTCAAAATTCTTTCAATCTTATTTGCAAATTCAGCACTTGTTAATGTTGGAGTGCCACACAATACGTTCATAACAATTTCAATTTCTTTCTGCGTAAGTTTTTCATCCATAATTTATACCTTTCAAATATCAGTTTTATCAGTATCTTAACTCAACAAAACATCCTGTTTTCTTAGCATAGTTACTAAGATTATCCCAAAACTTTTGACTGTTCATTATCCCATTAAATTCTTTGCTTGTAAATGTAACTCCATTTACAACTCCATTGATTATTTTTACAGGTGCAAAACAACTTCCACTACTTGCAAAAAGTTTACTCATACAATTCACTCCTTACATACATAGCAAACCTGCGATATGATTACAATGTTCTTCCATTTCATGCACAAGACTATAATGTTCATCTTTATAAATATCTGTTTCACAGAAATCCATAAAGTTCATATAACCTGTTTTCTTACAAAGTTTAAAATAATCAATCATCAAATCCATGATATATTTTTTATCTTTATCCATTTTTGCCATTGTATCAACTCCTTTATTTCTTTTACATCTTAATTATATCATATATAACTGATACTGTCAATAACTTTTCCTTAATTTTTTAAGATTTTTCTTAATTTATTTTCCAAAAAAAATTATACCTTTTCAGTAACCCCTACTGGCATAAGTCTAAGCCAAGTTACGTTTCCTTTAATAAGGTTTTTTACAAAGTCAATACAAATTCTTTCCGTATCATCACGAATAATATCTACTCCAATACTATTATCATACAGACACCAATCTTTTGTATTAGGACACCTCCATATAGTAAATCTATTTTCATAATAACAACTAATAGCATCGTCAATCCATTCCTGTGCAAGTTCGTCAGTTCTTGCATCATCATCACGATACTCCAACATCATATTATTCAGATTTAGTGTAGCAATTACTTTTCCTTCTTCATTATCATCATCAGTCAAATATCCATCAAAGTACATGATATTATTACTATCCACAAAATCATTTCTAATTTCAGACCACTTACTCATTCATTTCACCATCCATTATCATAATTCCAATACTAATTACAATGTGTTCAACATACCCACGAATAGGATAGCCAAACATCTTATTAAAACTTTCCACATTATGATTATATTTTCTTACTTCATATTCTGTTTCGCATACACAAGTAGGCACTTTGCCTTTATGTATTCTTTTATATCGTTCCAATACCTTTTCTGCATAAGTTTCACAATTATTTAATTCCTGCCAAGAAATATCTCTCATTATACTACCTCTTTATAGAAAAATTCTTCATATGTCATACCAGTATAATTAAGTAACTTATCAATAGTAGTCTTGCTTGGGTTTTGTTCTCCATAAAGAACTTTGTGCAGAGAATTATGATAAAGACCAGTTTCTTTACACATTCTTCTAAGAGAAATCTTGTTTTCCTTCATAAACTTATTTACATTAGGATAAATATAACAAAACTCCCATTTCTTATGCCTTGCTCTTTTAGAAGAAGATGGAAACAACGCATGGATTCTCTGTCTGGAAACACCAAATCGTTCTCCTACTTCTTTGTATGTACTACCATTGTCAAGCATTTCTTTCGCAATTCTTTTCTGTTCATTCGTCAACATTTAATCACCCTCTATAACTTTCAGAAACTTCTTCATCTTTATTGTAATAATTAGCCTTGTTTAATTTCTTTTCATATTTAGTTGTTCTCATAGGAAGAACATAACCATAACCAACGCTAGATTCAATTCTCATTGGAGAAAATTCTCTATCTTCATCAATAGTAATTGTAAAATCATTGCCATCATCCAGAATAGAAACAACTTTATCAATTAAACAAATTTTAAATACATGATTTTTGTATAGCAAACGGGGTTCGTCACCTTTTTTATTCATACCATGATTCGTGTAACCATAATCTTTTGCCCACTTAAACATTTTTTTAAAGTTTGTTTTAATCTTCTTTGTACCTCTGGAATTAAAAAATGCAATACTTGTTTCAACATTAAACTTTTCTACATCAAAAAATTTGTTTTCGTCACCACTATAATATTCAATTTCACCAATATCTTCTTTTGTCATTACGATTGTATAGCCATCTACAAAAGCATTGTATTCTCCAATTTTCTTTGGTTTCCTCATTTCTTCTTTGCAACTATAATGCCAATCAAAATATCTTTTCATTCCTGCATATCTGTTTCTCTTGCTCATTCATCTTCACCCCAGTTACTATACTTAACTGCTTTTTTCTTTTTCTTAGTCCATTTATCAAAATCAACATTGATTTTATATTTTGTGCAAATTTCACGCATAAGATAAATGCTTTCTTCATCTATATCGGCAGTAGTTAAATTTTTTTCTACATCAATAACTGCACTAATCATCATAGAAGTTTTAAGGCTAATATCATAACCAAATAAAGTATTTAACCAAGCATAATCATCTGCTTCATGAAAACTATATCCTTCATCTTTAACCTTTTTATGGAATACAAAGAAATCATCTTCATATTCAGTAAAATCATCGTCAATACAACCACAGAACCAAAGTCTAATTTCTTCTTTTAACTCTGCTGTTACTGGATACTCACCCATATAAATGTATTCTTTCAGTTCAGTTTCACTATAGTCATTAGTATAATCGTATGTTTCACCCATACATGGAATATAAGCAATTCCTTCTCTGTCTACTGCTTTACAAATAATATCTCTAATTTCCTCAATAGTAATTTTAGATTCATCCAAAACAATATCAATGCCAAAAGACTTGTATCTTACATCCCTTCTTTTTACTTTTTCTTTGCAGTTGTCATTAGAAGGACAAATTTCATTTTCTCCACTATAAGTACAACTACCATATTCTCTTAATTCACAATCTTCATTAGTGCAAACAATTCTCATAGACACCCTTCTTTCTTATTACCAAAGATTCTCTCCAAGCACAGAGAAGTTACAACCTCTACTGTTCCCATCAATAGGAATCCATCTTTCAGTTCTTCCACCCACACAAAGTACCATATATTCTCTAATATCAGTGGGATGTGCTTTATAACTCATTACTTTGTATTCAACTTTATCCCAACCACAATTAGCCATTACAACTGCATCAGAAAGAACATCAATATATTTCTTTTGTTCAAACATTCTACTTGTCCAGTCACTTTCTGGTACTTCATTAAAGTGTTCACGAATTTCAAAATTGTAATTGTAATTCTTCATTATCATTCTCCTTTTAAAAGTTCAATCTTTCTATTATCAAACCAATTCTGCTTTACGCAAATTGTAATAAATGTTTCTTCTTTCTTTTCATCATACATTCTATAGTTTCTAAATGTTTCAATATCTTTTTTACATTTTTCAAGTGTTTCTCTTGTGGCTCTTAATTTAAAGATACCATCATCACCTACACTTTCTAAAATCCAAGTAGAAATTAATCCTAGTCTATCTACCGCTTTAAACTCCTGTCCGATATTCATTTATATCTCCTTTCTTATCTTAATTATATCACTTATAACTGATATTGTCAACTGTTTTTCCTTAATTTTTTAAGATTTTCCTTAACTTTATTTTCTAAAGATAAGCACTGTCATGGACAATGCTTTCTTATTCTACTTTATTTCCGTCTGGAAAATAGAATCCAGAACGATATTCACAACCACAAGCCTTTGCAATCTTTTCAAAATCATCGTCAGAAAATTTACCTGTTTTCATACGCTGATTCCATGCTTGGGGAGTAGTGCCAATTTTCTTTGCTAGTTCAGACTGTGTAAGTCCTGCGATAGCACACGCCATATCAATTTTAAACTGAATCCTAATTATAGTATTCACCCTCTTTCAATAATTTACCTTTATTATAACACTAATTTATTTGTTATACAAGTGATAATTTTCTCTATACCATTCATCATTCTGCAATCTTTTATTATGAGTATCCATACTTCTTGTATATTTTTCTGCTTTTTTATACGTTTCTTCTTTAGAAATTAGATAAAAATTTAATCCACTTGTTCCCCACATATCTGCAACTTCTTTGTTATGACAAATCTTTACTACATTATATGGGATATGTAAGCACCAATCATTATTATAATCAGTACCAATAATGACTTTGATACCATATTTATTTACAATCTCTTTTACTTGATGAAAGCCAAGTTCTTCAAATTGCTTCATATATATCACTCGCCTTTATGCCATTTCAAACCTCTAACATCATAAAGTGGAATCCAATGACTTTCATAAAAATCATATCCTGCACCATCAATGCCAAAGAAATAACCAAACTCATAAGATTCGTAAATTCTAAACCCACATTCAGCCATCTTATCCAGATTGTTTTCAATCCACCAATCATCACAACTATCGTCAAACTGCCACAGAGTTCCCCACATAGGAAGAAAATCACTCTTTCATGGCTATTTCTACCAGTTGTGTTTCTTTTTAAGTGCTTCCCATTCCAACCAATTAATGTCATTTTCTTCTTCGTAAGATGGAAACCAATAATTCATCTTTTCGTCATAATAAGTTTGTTCATCTTCTTTCCACTCTCTCACATAAATGCAACACTCATTAATCATTATATCCCAAGAATCTATTTGTTCATCTGTGGGGTGTGGCACTCCGTCTTTATCAACTTCCCAAGTATATTGTTCATCACATATCCACTCTACCAATGTATTAATTGCATCATCTTTGGCATCTTCAAAATTATCAAATTCATTTACACCATCAGAACATCCAAAATCATAAACCACTTGATATCTCTTATGTGTAATAATTGGTTCTGGTTGCTCATTACCAATAGACTGAAGTTCAGCAGCAATTACCCAAACAGGAAAAGGGAAAGTACATTTGTTATCTGCTTTATACCTTTCTAAATCTTCACAAGCATCCTTATAACCATTGTTACTTAAACAATTACTATCTTTATAGCAATCTAATTTACAACCACAACTATCAAGCAATTGTATAGCCCATTCTCTCAACGTATATTCACAAGGTTTCATTTCTTTTACAACCCATGTAATTCCATATTCTCTCCATAGAAATTTTTTCTCACTTCCATTGGATGTATATGTATGAATACTTAACTGTGTATGGGTTTTATATCTAAAATCTTCTGTTTTGGTTTTACTTCTGTATATCCTTTCTATTGTCCAAATTTCGTCATCGTGACTACCATATAATTTTCTAATATCTAACCCTTTCATATCTAAAAACCTCCTTATAGAATCGTCATTTTATTATATCATTTTTAACAATCCCATTCTTCAAAACTCCAACCCATATTGCTTTCAATATCTTCAACATCGTTTTCCATCCATCTTCTATAGAAACCAATATGTTTCATTGATACATGGGTATCTGTGTAGTTAAGAAAATAATCCATATCGTCTTCTGGATTTAAAATACCACTATCAAGCAATTCTAAATCTGCAATAAGTTCTTTATGTTCTTCACAATCTTCCAATTCTTCAATAGTCATTTCGCCACTATCAACAAATTCTGTTTTTTCATTTTCCAGTGCTTCTAAAATATTATCTCTAATATCATCTTTCTGCTCTGTAAATGCGTAAGATAAATTTCTTGCACCTGTATAAAATACACCACGGAAGATACTGTTTAAACTTAAATCATTATTATCAATACAATCTTGAATAATATCATCCAAATCATATTTAATATCTTCTAACAACTCAAGGTCGCAATAACCACAATTTAAAATTTTAGTCAATACTGCCTGTTGTGTTGTCATAATTTCCACCTCGTTTTCCTCATGAAATTGTGCTATTTTTATTTCTATTGATTCCTTCATCAATTACTTCTTTTGCCATTTTTAATGTTCTGGCATAACCAAATGAATCATCTTTTGCGATAATCCAAGAAGATTTCTTCTTTTTAGTTAAGGTATAACCTTTATATTCAATAACTGTTCCATTTTTAATATGTCCCACTACCTTTCACCTCATTTTCTAACTTCCTTTACCTACTTATATTATACAGTATTTTCTTTATTTTGTCAAGGTTTTCCTTAATTATTTTTACAAAAAAATATTTCACTCTAACCAACTATTAAAATTCGTCAACACATTTATTGAAAAGAATTGCCATTTCTTCAATAATACTTTCGTCTAAACCTTCTCTTGCGTAAATATGAGTGTCAAGACAACAGTTAGTATAAATATCTACATCAACACCAACTTCTAAATTATGTTTACTTGCAAAGATAAACATTGCTTCTCTATATACATTATTCCAATCTGGCAAATTACCAAATTCTTCAACCCACATTTTAATAATTTCACCAACTTCAATATTGTTTTCAGAATCAAACATTTCTTCAATGTCCCATACACCACAACTTAGAATGTCAGACAACACATTTACCATTGCATTATATCTGGATTCCATTTCTGTGAATTTATCTCTATCTCTTAATCCGTACATAACTTTCACCTCATTAAATCGTTTTCATTTTATTAAAATTCATTGTCATTTTCAATATCACTGTGGTACATAGCAATCAATTCTTCACTTTCTAACAAACTATACATATATTCTTTATCATGATATTCCATCTCGCAAAATTCTTCATAACATACATACAACGTACCACTATAGCCATTATCCCAAATCCATTCTTCAAATGCATCAATCTCAAAATCGTTATCAATACATTCTTTTCTATATTCAAGGTATTCTCTTTTTGTTTTTACTCTTTGGTATGTTGTTGTATATTTTCCAATCCAATCTTCTTTATATAATTCATAAGCAATTTCACTAATATCCATTTCACTAATACCAAGTTCAATATTTGTCATATTTATCACCTCATAAAATTATTCTTGCAGATTTTCTTTTACAAAGTCTACATCAAGAGTTGGTCTATTTTCACCATTACATTTTAGGATAACTTCATCACCCCAATTTAATCTTCCATAGTAATTCAAAGGCTGATTACAAAGGATTGCTGTAATCTTGCCAGTATAATTATCATCATGATATTTTTCATAATCTTCTGGAGTAACCCAACCCCAAACACCTTCACCATTTTTAGAGTAAATATCTTCTTCGTCTGGAATATTAAATTTAATTGTACCTGCATTAAACTGTTTTTCATCCAGAGATTCAATAAACTTCCCTTTGTTAATGATTTTGCCCATATTCAGCACTCCTTTTATATCTCTTTTACTTACTTATATTATACAGGATTTCCTTTATTTTGTCAAGGGTTTTCTTTAATCTTTTTCAAAAAATTATTTAATAAAAACAAAATAGTTTCTACCAAAATAATATTCCTTATTATTTTCCCAATCATAGTTTGTAATTGGTGTAATAGACCAAGCACAATCATATCCATTTTCTTTCATATCATTTTCTAAAAATACATCCATTTCTTCTAAAGAAGGATACACATTAGATATTACAACTACGATACAAAATTGTTCATAGTCTGGAAGTCTTTCCTCTTTATGCATCCTTCCATATTCTATTTCATACGCATTAAATTCTTTAAATTTATTCATATTAAAATTCCTTTCTAATTGTTACCACCAATCCCAATATTCATCAAAAAGATAGAATGTATCTTCATAACATTCACAAGCATATTCACAATATAAACACCATTCATCATATTCATCAAAACATCCATAGCATCTTGGCATAAACTTCACCTCTTATTACATCCGACTAATTACATCCATGTCAATTTGTTTCTGCAAATAACTTTCAAATTCTTCCAGTTCCTTTTTACACTTACAACAATCAGAATCACAGTATTCATGAATACTATCAAAATACTCCTGTTCATCATCATAGTACCAGTCTACCCATTCTCCATCCTCATAGACTTCCAGACCACCTGTATTCACATAGTCTGGTTTCACCTTATTCTGCAACTGGAACAAATCATAGTACGCCAGTACATCCATTACCTTTTTTCCTTCTTCTGGACTGTTTACAGGCACATAAAATGTCTGTTTGATTCCTAACTGTGGAATCCACCATACTCTATATTTACTCATTCAAATCATTCTCCTTATTAGCCACATTCATGTTCTACAAATGTAATTGTCTTAAAATTGTGTTCATTCAGTTCAATTTCTTTTGCAAATTCATTATCAAATCTAACTTTAATAGTTTTAGGAAAATACTCAAATTCCTGCTCTTTTTCCCATTCAAGACATTTTTTAAAAGATTCCCAATCATGATTTTCAATAATTTTATCAATCTCATTCATTCTATAACGAATTTCTGGATGTATATGATGAAACCATACATAAGAAATTTCCATGTTATCAACAGTATCAATCAAATCATAGTAAGAACAATCCCAAGTATATCCATCACTATATTCTTTAACAATTACAATGTCGTGTTCTTCATTGTCTGTGTAAATATAATATCTATTCCAATAATTTTCTGCAATTTCATGTTCATATCTATTCGCTTCGTTAAGTTCATTCAAAGCAAATTCATACATCCTTTTCATTACATCAGTTTTAAGGCTATATTTTTTTTCACAATAGATAATTTTTTCTGTAAATCCATTAACTGTGTGGTCTGTCTTTTTAATTTTCCACATATAACCATTCTCCTTTAAACACTTGCTTTTCTTTCTTTGATTCGTCTATAATTCTTAGGATTATCAAAATACTCAACAAGACTTTCATTGATTTCAAAAATATGGTCAACAACATCTTCAAAAGAATCTTCAACATAAAATTCTCTATATGCTTTATCAAAATAATCATATACTTCATCATCCACACTAGTATAATCATCTTTGATTTTTACAACAACAAGAATACTTGCAATATCTTCATTTGAATATGTATTTACTTTATAAAAGAAATCTCCTTCTTCATTGTAATTGACTACTCCATTTTCATAATCAATCTTTCCTTCGTCAATGTTTTCATCAACTAAATTCTGATACAAATAATCAATGAAAAATTTATTAAGTTTAATTCCCATATTCATTCTCCTTTAACAAGCGTGTCTATCTGTATACTCAATAATATTGTTCATAGCATTTTCAATATCTTCAATTTCTGTTTCCAATTCATAAATCATATCAGCATATTTATCCCATCTTACTTCTTCCGTAGGTGTCATATCCCTACCCTGTTCGTCTGCGTGTTCTTCAATTTTTTCCTGTTTTTCTTCCAGTTCTTCAATTTTATCTTTCAATTTTTCAACTACATTTTCTAAACTTTCAAACTGTCTATTTAATTTAATCATGGCATTTCTCCTTTCTTGCATTGCCTTATCTTCACTTATAGTATATCATATTATAATCTTATTGTCAATGCCTTTTCTTTAATTTATTTAAGGTTTTACTTTATTCAATCCTTTCTGTATCTATCTCGTCTATCCAGACACTCCTGCAACCTTACTTCTTTACCTTTACGCATTGTATTATCACCTTTTTGGATTCTTGTATTTTTTCCTGCTTCAATTAACTGCTTATCCATACCATTTTTATAGGCTAAATCCTTCATCATTTTATGGTATGTTTGAGAAGTAGTCCTTGCATTTGCACACAAACCAAACTTCTTCTTATACTGTTCCATACTCATTTTATGTGATTCTTTTACATGACTACCAAGCCTTTTATATGCTCTGCCACAAATATGACATACAACATATCCTCTTTCGTCTGTTGCAATTCTGCCCTTCTTAGGCAATGGATTGTCTGTACCCCCATCACGATAATATTTAAAACAACCTTGACACATTCCTTTGTATCTCTTATCGTGAATGGTGAGTTCTTTACCACATTTACTGCAATACATTACATCACCTCAATATCTATATAAACCTCTACTGTCCCTGTCTGCATCTACAATAGATACAATTCTTCTCATTGTTTCCATTGCACTATATTTACCAAAACAATATCTGCCATAAATATTGTTGATTTCTCTTTTTGTTTCTTTTGTTAAGTCTGCTTTCATCATATCATTCGCAAATTCTTTCACATATCTCTTATTCATTCTTTCACCTCATTATACTCTGCCAATCTGTTTTTCTTTTCTACTATTACTTCTATACTTTGGTTCTGCTTCACTCAAACATCTATCACAATAATATCTCTGTCCACAATAGTCTACAATGTTCGCACAATCATGGAATTTATAATACACCTCTTTGATTCCATGAGTATATCTTCCATTGGGGATTGCCCATCCGATAATTTTATTGCACTCAATACATCTAATTGCTTTACTACCTACCTTCATATATGACACCTCAATCCAATACATCAATATAAAATCTAAGTTCTGCACCTTTCAGATTATCGTATGCCCATTCATGTGTTGTTCTCCACAATTCATCATACAGTTCTGTATATTTATCATTTCCCTTCTCATAATGTTCCCAAATCTTGTGATTCAGTACCATTACCAGTTCCGTCAGATATTTATAATCAGATTTCCATTCATTGAAAGCACGATTATAAATGTCTTTAATTGCATCTACCCCAAACAAATCTGCAATAGTAAAGTCCTGCCAAAATGTTGTTGTTACTCTTTCACCTTCATAATACATTCCCATATTTACATTCTCCTTTCCTGTGGTTCATTACCTTATCTTTAATTATATTATACAGGAAAACCTTTAAAATGTCAATACCTTTTTTGTGTTTTTTAAAAATTTTCCTTTATAATATAAGGGGATACTGTGTATACAATATCCCCTATTCCATTACTGTGCTTTAGCCATACCAAATACAGGCTTTACAATCTTTCCATTTTCTTTGCACATATCTGTGAAAAGTTTAACAAGTCTTTCATTTCTGCTCATATCTCTATAAGAAATAATTGCTGTTGCGGATACATCTTCTGGATTATTATGTTTCAAAAAATCTACCAGATTATTTTCCAGTTCTTTCAGATTATTTTTATTCTGATTATACAGTACCTTAAATGCGTTCATAAACTGATAGGAATATGCCTGATAATAAATATTCCAATCACTCTTTTCAATTACTTCAAACACCCATTCCAGACACTCTCTGCCATACTGTCTTACAATATCTCTAGCAACTGTTACAGACTGTAAATGATTCTTGTTCATTTTCTTTTCAACTTTTACATTGTGTTTATCACATACATCTTTAATAATTGTATCTGTTTCCTCTCCCCTACAAATATTAGCCTTAAACGTATCATGTGGATTAGGCTTACTACTGTTTGTATTACCGTCTACAAAGATTTCTGCTTCTTCTTTTACAGTCAGACCAACATATACTACACAAATCAGAGTGTCAATGCCACGCATAATACACGCTTCTCTACGGTGCTGTCCATCAATCACATAGAAATAACCATCATTTCTGTAGTTTACTTTAATTGCATCACATTTGTTTTCATCCCAGTTTCTTGCGATTGCTCTAGCGTGTTTCATAATGGGTCGCTGATACATTTCTGTATCTACTTTCATCATATTTACAGGAATTTCCAGATAGATTTTATTACCAATCTTCTGTGCATTTTTGAAAAGTGTAACTGCCAATGCTTTATTTTCTTTATTCAGACTATTTTCTGCGTTCATTTCAACCATTCTGTCCAGTAATGCTTCTTTAGTTCTATTCTTCATCATCATAATTGTATCTCCCTTTCAAATCGTTAAACTATACCTACTTAATATGTTTTATTCTTCATCTTCAAAATCTTCATTATCATCATAGTAACCTTCATAATCAACAACACCAATCTGGCTACCTTCTGTAATTACTACTGCTTTATAATCATCACCATAATATGCTCTGATACCATATTCATCAACATCATTCTCAATACTGATATTCATAGCAAAATCACTACCATATCTCTGCTTCATGCCAATTACAACTTTTGTATCATCATCAAAACATTCAAGCCTATCAATCAGTTCTCTTACTGTCATAAAATAACCTCTCTTTCAAATTCTCATTTCATCTATTATTATTCCAAGTTACAAAATCCTTACCAAACTTACAAGCAAGTTCATTTCTGCCATCATATCTACCTTCATCGTACATTTCTGCACATTTTTCAAGCCAAGAAATACATAATTCTGTAAATTCACTCTGCAAATATCTATGCTCTTTACTCATTTCTTCACAAAATTTATCTTTCTTAAAACCAAATGCGTTCATTTCATCAGAAACAACTTTTACCAAATTTTCTTCTCTTGTATTTTCCTTCATAATCCATTCTCCTTAAATTGTGATTCTCCATCCAATGCCTTTCTGTTTTACATTAAATCCACAATCTGCAAACACATCTACTACATTTGCAAGAATTGTTTCTGTTGCATCATATTTCAGAATGTTATGGTAACAATTTCTGATTTCACTGATTTCAAGTGGTGCAAACTCCTTTCTCTTACCTTCATGCAAATCCTCTACTACATGGTGGATTCGCAACAACATAACCTGCTGTTTGTGTGTGTACTTCATCAAATCATCCTTCCTTTTATACTGCTTTTGTGTATCCAAGTTTCTTGCCAAAGTGGGGCAAACTTGTCATAAAGTTACTATTCCACATTGTATCATGCAATTCACTATCAAACTTTTCGTACTCATTATTTCTGTAGTATTCCATACCTTTATCTGATACTCTTTTCATTTCTGCAAAGTTTGTTCCGTCATGGTGACTGCACTTTACATAGAAATGTCCGTTCTGCTCATAGAATTTGAAATAATCACAATCGCATCCAAATCCTCTTACAATATCTTCTACTGTTTCTACAAATGTTCCACCTTCTGCTCTGCCATTCCATCTACCTACTGTTCCACAAAGCAGATATGTTGCATCCTGCATACATTCATTGATTTCTCTCTTAAAATCATTCCATGCAAATTCTTCTTCTAGTCTGATTCTATCCCACACTTTATCGTCTGGAATATCATCCTTGCTTTCATATTCTTCATAATCATTTTCAAGTTCCATAATGATTTCTCTTGCATCATCTTCGGTACAGAAAAAATCTGTATCATAATTGTCAAAAAATCTAATTACATCTTTCTTTCCCATATTGTTTCTCCTTCCTTGTGTTGCCGTTTGTGTTGTACTTCCTTTATCTATTATTAATATATCACAACCTTTTTGTTTTGTCAACATATTTTATAAGATTTTTTAACATATTTTTCAATAAACTTTTATTACAATACACCATACATATAATATAGTGTACTGTAATAAAGGCTTATTAAGCCTTTATCGTTTCCAGAAACGCTTTTTAGCCTTTGCCCTTGCTTCTCTCTTAGCCTGTCTTTCCTGCTTGTATGCAAGGCTCTGTGCGGTCAGAAAACGTATTGTTCGTCTGATATTATTACTGTCCAGATATACTTCATCGGGACAAATTACTTCCGTACCATCCTGCGTGATTACAATACACATACTCATTCCCCTTCCTTATTCAGTTTAGATTTCATTCGTCTGCATCCCTGCACGCAACCCCACAACCATCCATCAAGGTTCTCAATGCTGTGGCAATAGTTGATAGGTGAATTATCATTTTTCAAATAGATAAAATATCCGTCTGCATCATCATATTCAATTTTAGGTTCACCAAAATTATTGATAAAAGGAATTAGAGAATCTTCAATATAATCATATTCTTCCTGTGTAAATACATCCTTATATTTATCATACATTATGTCAACCTTCTCTCCACACTTCAAAATTTGTTCTACTATATCTGTTTTCATGTAGTATATCAATCAATTTATTTACATCTTTACTTTTGATTTCAACTGCATTATCTGGTGGTTGAATACTAGGATTATCACTTGTAAATAGTTTTCTTTCTGTATCAATAAATAGATACTTTCTATATCCATAAGTATTTCTTTTTGTCATAAAATAAAGTTTCAATTAAACCACTCCTTAGATAATACTATAAGAATCTTTATGAATATGCAGATTTTCAATACCATCAACTGTCATAAGATTAAATTCTGCATACGCATTTTCAAGTTCTTTTTTCTTTGCCTGTGCATTTCTATATGCACTCAACATATTATGAATGTGCATATCAACATTCTCAATGTATTTTTTTTCCGTATGAAAATCATCCATTGTAATATGCTGAATCACATTATCAATTCTCATTTTATGGTCATATTTTAGATATGCTTTTACTTCATAAGAATTTCCAAAACAATAATCTTTATGATTGATAGCAATAGTATCATAATTATATCCTGTTAAATAAATTCTACAGTTTGTTTTTTCATAAATTTCATTACGAATTTTATCAAATGTTTTTTCGCCACATCTTTTACCTTCATATTTATTCCATACCTCAATGATAATAGGCAATGTTTCATTAAATAATGATGTTTTGGCATTATTCTGCATAATTTTCATTTTCAGTTTTCTAAATGTTTCTACATCTTTCAAATGCTCAATTTCTAAATCATGTTCTTCTTTTTTCTGTTTAAATTTATCATCTGCTTTTTCATGTTCGACCTTTTCTCTTAAACTTTTGCCATAAAAATATTCATTAGCAAACTTTCTAAAATTTTCTCTTTCTGTTTTAATTTCATTCTGTGTGTTTTTCAGTTTATCAGACAAAACTTTAATTTCATTTACGATTTCTTCAAATTTCTTCATTGTATCCCTCTTTTCAGTCAATCCATCTTTTCTGTTTTACATTGTAAATAGCACCATTACCATCTTGATATTCTTCATTTTTAGAGTAAGTAAATCTGTAACACTTTTCTCCATTGATATACATAGGCTGTGGTTTGCCATGTTCCATAGCAAATCTTTCCCTATAACCACCTAGCATAAATGCTTCTCTGTATGTATATTCTTTCATATCACTTTCCTTTCTGCTGTGTGGTACTCTGTATCTTACTTCTATTACATTGTACCACACAACCTTTTCATTGTCAATGCTTTTTATTGTTTTTGTTAAGGATTTTCTAACATTTTATGTATTAAAAAACTTTTTCAAATTCACCACCACAACATCCACATTTGTAACTTTTAGGATTTCTAGTGAATTTACTTGCTCTCATCTGTCTTACCATTTGACCACAACCCTTGCATTTGAATACATATTTATATTCGTATGTTTCATCAAGTGGCTTTACACCTTTTTCATCTGCATCAGAACATCTTTTAATGTTGTATCCGTATTTCTTATTTACTTTATCTGCAACGGATTTCCAAGGCTGTCCATGATTCATGCAGTTTGGACAAGTATGGAGAGGTTCATGAATGATAGTATTTTTCAAACCATCTTTATTCTCCAGAAGTCTATCAGAAATATTGATATGGTATACACTACCAACCTTTTTGCACTGTCCCCATCTTCTTTTTGCTCTTGTGTTAATGGATACTTCTCTTACCTTACCATAAGGAATATTGAGTGCATCCAGTTCACGCATACATTCAACTGTTACTTCCCACAAGTACTGCTGTTCCTTGTTTACTGCCATACCATTGATTACTGTGCTAGTTCTAGTTGCTTTTGTCATTCCCATAAATCATTACTCCTTTTCGTCTTGTGTGTTTTGGTTTCTTTATCTTATCTTTAATATAAGTATATCACAACTAAAACGGAAAGTCAATACTTTTTTGTAAATTTTATAAAGTTTTTTCTTAATATTTTAAGTTGACAATAAGCATTATTAAATAATAATGCTTATCAATAAATCTTATTACCATTAGGAAACTCAAAATAGGAATGATACTCACAACCTAAGATTTCAGCCATTTGATACATTTCTTCCTTTGTGAATTTACCATTAGAAAGCCTTTTAGAAATAGACTGTTGGCTCATGCCCATGCCTTTCCCTAATCGTGTCATGCTGATTCCAGACAACTTACAAGCAGTTTGTACTTGCTCTTTTAATGTACTTCTTTTCAACATATCACCACCATTTTATTTTTGTTTATTACAATTTTTTCCTATTATATCACAACCATAACAGAATGTCAATGCCTTTATTCAGCCTTTACAGACCATTTTAAGATACTTCCAGATTGCTTACCATTGTCCAGTACACCCATAAAAGAATACGCTTCTAACAGGCTATAAACAACCTTATAGAATACCTTACCATGCTTGTCTGTATATGTAAATCTAATCATTAAATCAACTCCATAAATGCTGTATATCTTCAAATGATGTTTTATATTTCTTTTTGCTTTCATGTTTCGTATAACGCATGAACATTTCTTTTGCTTTCAGTCTATCACTAGACCAACATACTAATCTCCATGATTCCACTTTATTCCCATTTTCATAGTAGGAATACTTCTCTTGAATTTCATATCTTAACTGTGAATGTGTACCATAACACCGCACAAGTCTGTATTTCTCATTTGCATCATATACTATCATAAAATCACCCTTTATGTTTGTTTACATAATATTTACATCTTTTAATAATCATATAATCACTTTTGTCTGAATGTCTTAAACAATATTTAACCAAATCCAATAACATATCATTTGATAAGGATACAAAATCTTTTTCAAACTGTCTTGTGGCTCTGCCAGTCATTATGTATCTGTTGACTGCATACAATACCCAATCAGCACAATTATCTGTTTCTTTATATCTGTTGCATACCTTTTGTAATTCCCATAGTTTATTTTCAATATCCAATCAAATCATCCTTTCATTTCTTTTAACCATCCATTTTCATACGGTTTACGATGTTTTCCCATATTGAAAATATACATAATTGCATCACAAATTTGTTTTGCATACTGCATATCGATAATATGTTTATCAATATTTGATGCTTTAATATAATTTCTACTAAGTTTTACTTCTGTATATTGTGGATAGAAAATATCTATTGTTTCATTACATTCAACATAGATTTTCAATCCTGCTTCTTTTAATTTTTCATTTGATTCAACAGATACAAAACTGATTGTGCCACTTGTATTTTGGTCAAAACGCAATTTTATACCATTTATATCATACACATATACTGTGTATTCACCAAGAATATCTCTGTCAATTTTATTTTCTTTTTCTAACACAATAAACATTTTATCCATATCATCAATCCTCCTTGCATTGTGTGTCATACCTTATCTTCTCTTATAGTATAACACACAATGTTTTCGTTGTCAATACCTTTTTAGAAATTTGTTTAAGGATTTTCTGGATTATTCGTACCAATCATCATCCTCATCATAATCATCATCCTGTTCCCAACCTTGATTCGGGTCACTTTCACTCGGAGAAACATACTCATAGTTCATTTCTTTTGTAGTGATTTTGATAGGATATTCAAGTGCAGAATTATCATCATCATAACAAGCCATCATGATACCCAACCAACGCAGTTCACAACTAATAGGTTCATCATTATAATAGTGCATCAGATTTTCATGGTCTGTTTCATTCCCTGTGCAATGCCATGTTCCCTTTTTCATTCTTCTAACGATTTCTGGAATCATGCCTTTATTCCACTCTGGAATAAGGTCATACACATCGTATCCACCAAACATTCCATAACCATCATAACAACCTTCATAAATTGCCTTGCCATACTTATGCTGAAATTCTTTTGGTACAAGCAAATAGGTATCTGCCTTTTTTCCATCGATTACCTGTCTTTCTGTATCAGAATAAATCCAACTAAACTGTCCCATAATATATCTCCTTTCATGTGTTACTTTATCTTATCTTCTCTTATAATATACCATATATCCTCTTTATTGTCAATACTTTTTCAGAAATTTATTTAAGGATTTTCTTTATCTTTTAACATCTTTGTATACAGGATTGTTTTTACCTTCAATATAAATTGAATATGTTGTCACTCTACCACTTTCATCCCTATGAAGATATATTTTTTTAATTTGAGATTTTCTACAAGATTTATAACCATTTCTTTTATTGACAATATTGATAATTTTATTTGCATCAAAATTATTTAATTCATTTGCACCAATTTCATATCGTTTATTTCTTCTTCTGCTATCTCTTTTCTTACTACTATTGATTGCAATATCATAATCCATTGTATAAAGAAGTGTTTTATTTTCTTTATCATCCCATCTGTTAAAGTTCAGACCATAATATTTCAATTCAATTTTATTAACATTTGCTTTATATGTTCCGTATGGTTTATCACTTTCCTCAACTACCAGATTCACATTATATACAATACAAAATTTGACTTCATCAATAATACTTTCTTCATTTGTAATATAAATCATAATGTGTTTTCTATTTTCTTCTGCATTAGGATTATACAGTTTCACAAAACCATTTTTATCACTATACATAACTCTGGATTCTTTTGTATTAAAGATATAACCTTCATTGATATACTTCATCATGATATAGGTCATTGTACCTTCAATATGTTGCATTGTGATGCCTGTTGTTGCTTTTGTAACTTCCTGCATTGTCCATGTATTCATAACTTTTCTCCTTTCATGTGTTGCTTTATCTTATCTTTACTATAGTATATCACATCTTTTTCATTGTGTCAATATCTTTTTTATGTTTTTATAAAGTTTTTCCTAATTTATTTTAGGAAGGAAGGGAGTGGATTTCTCCACCCCTTATCTAATTTCATATCCACAAGGGAACATTTCTCCAATTTCTTTATAGTTTGTATAAATCTTACAACCAGATTTTACATAGTTTTCAATATTGTTTCTAAAAATATGTACGATTGCATCCAGATTGTATCTACTGTTTTCAAACTGTTTCATGCACATCATTGTAAATTCCTGTGTTACTTCACTTCGCTGAATACCAGTAGTGCATCTATTGTACCATCGTTTAATTGTATCACCCATAGAAAACGCAAAGTTATAAGCCAACATTTGTTCAGCAGTACATACCTGCTTATCTACATTTCTGATTTTATGCTGTTTGCTGATATATTCGTTATAAGGTTTTTTCATAGTGTCTACTTCCTTTCGTGTTGTGTGCTTTTGTCTTACTTCTCCTTTATTGTATCACAACCTTTTCGGAATGTCAACACCTTTTTAGAAATTTTATAAGATTTTTTATCTTATCTTTCATTGCTGAAATAATGAGCATTGATATATTTTCTCCATTTATACAGATTATGTACCAGTTCGTCAATGCCTGTAGCATATTCAATTCTAGGATAGAATGGAGAATTTGTATTGTATCTTACATACATTTTGTATTCGCCATTCATTCTTTCAAATGTCCATTCAGTATTGTCTACACTTCTTCCGTCAATGATTCTAAAAGAATAGTTTTTATTCACAATACCTTTTTCCAAAAATCTCTTGCAGTCTGCCTTGCTAGTAATTTTGAAAGGTTTTCTACCTTTATACATTCCTGCATCCCACATCATCATTTCATTGTTCAGTACATCATTATAGATTCTTACCATAATACCATTCCTTTCATTGTCTACACTTGTTTGTGGTTTCGTTTATCTTTATATACATATTACCACAAAAACATTGTGCTGTCAACACCTTTTCGGAAAGTTTTTTAAGGAATTTATAATTTAGTTTCTAAAATCATAATTGTTCATATTATGGTATTACTACCTTCTTATATCCACTTTATAGCCCCTGTATCAGTCAGATGCTATAAACTGGATACAAGTATCCAGTCATAAGATAAACGCACACACAAGCCAAGGAAAGGCTCAAAATATAGTCTATATATCCGATAGGATATATGGATTATCAAAATTCATAGTCATAATAATATTCTGCTATACCAAAGGATACATTTGCCCTATGGTATTTTGTAATTTTACCCTTTGTCTTTAATTTATCAATATCAATACTGTTTTGTGCAAGGAATAATTGCACATGAATATCATCAATCTCATTGAGAATATCTTTCGTTACAATAATTGTCCAATACCAGTATTTACCTCTTTTTGTCATAATTCTAATAGGTTTATCTGGATTACTAAACAGTTCCCAAGTATTAGTCATAGGTTCACCAATACTCTTATGGTCAAGTTCACGCACTTTAATATGCTTTTGGTCTGTCACTTCCACAACTTCGTATGGATGCCTGTCAGACCAAGAATATTCTGTCATTCCTGTACCTACTTTGATTTCGTCACAAAACATTCTATTTTCTTCCAGTCTATTACTCAGACTTCCATACCAAGTTTTGCTCATAAATTCCACCCCTTATTCTTCAATCAAATGGTAAACATCAATCTTCCATACAATAGGATAAACTTCATCCATTGTCCCCATAGACACATCCCAGTCAAACCATTCTGCACAATTATCAAGTCCGTCAATGATATGTCTTGCAACACCCATATCATCCTCTTTGATAAAATGAATTGCCATATCTTTCATGCTTTCTCTATCATGGATACAGTTTTCTTCTTCATTTAACTGTATCATAAGTTCATTAAAAGATTTATTATCATAGTCCTGTCTTGTCATAGATAAAACCCTTCTTTCATCTAAATATCAACTTCCTTACTGTATCTCTTTACTATAATATATCATACTTTATATGTTTTGTCAACATATTTTTTCAAATTTTATTCTGATTTTCCATATCCTCTAGGCAATAACATTTTCCCTAATTTAATAGCCAACTTATCAATTTCTGTTGGTCTGATAGGTTCATATCCTAATGCCTGTTCATATGTAATGTCAAGCACTTCTCCTGTATTCTTATCCATTGCTTTCCATTTACCTTTGCCATTTTCAATCTTACGATATAAGTCATAATTATTGATATAGGATACATAATCATATCCATTTAATTTATCATTCATATTGCACATCCTTCCATGTTCCATCTGCTTTTCTCTGTCTTACTTCCAGATTGATTATTTCTGCCCACGCAGACTGTATATCCATATAAAAAGCAATATCTTTATTGTATGGTCTATACCCAATAATTTCTACATTTTCATTGTATACACAATACAGACCATCAAAAAATTTATAGGATACTTCCCACATATCACCAAGTTCTTTATTGCTTAACAGTTTCAGACCAAGTGCGTCTGTTACCAGTTCAATATGTTCCATCTTTACAAATCCTTTGTTGATTTCATTTCTGTGCTGTGCATATTTTCTAAAGGCAAGTTCTACAATACCTCTCATCCCTTCCAATGTCATGTGTTTTTCTCCTTCCTTATATCCTTTACTTTATCTTCTCCTTTATTATACACCCTTTTCATTGTGTTGTCAATAGGTTTTTCTTAATTTGCACAACTTTTTTTATAAGGATATGAGCAAGTATTTCTCCTGCCCATATCCTCTTTTGTTTAGTCTAATGTAAAGCGTTTAACCTTAACTCTGCACTTAGTAACTTCTGTCTGTTTTTCTCCTTTATATTCTTTATGTTCTTTAACTGTCGCAGTCAGTACAATGTCTTTTCTATCAAGGATTGTAGTAGTTTTCCAAGTCAAAACATTATCATTTGTATCTGTGATTTTATAAACTCTTACATAACCATAGATTGTTTCCCAACCTGTAATTACTTCAAAATCTTTCACATCAACTGTGATTCTTTCTCCTACTTCACCGATATGATTACTTTTTGCCCTCTGTTCTGCTCTTTCCTTCTGTTCTTTTGCATATTCCGTTTCTCTTTGGATATGTTTGTAATAACAAGGAATGATGCTCACCAGAATACCTAAATCCTTAAATCTAGTGTATTCACCCTTTGCAACTGTCTGTGCATTGTGCAGATAATTGTTTGTTGCTTCTACATTCTGCATCCACTCCAATGCTTTCTGTGCTGTTTCCTTTACTTCTTCTGCTTCAATGTTGAAATTTTCATTTTCCAATTTCTTAATTGTTTCTTCAATGAATTTATCTTTATATCTGATTCCACCATATACAAAGTATTCAATAGCAATGTGCGTTCTGTTTGCTGTGGAATAAATTTCTCCATAAGTATTCTTCTTTTCATATCCAAAAACTCTGATTACTTCAACTGCTGTTTCCAGTGCAGAAATTGTTTTGCACATCGGCTCATATCTTTCAAATGTATTAGGCTGTTCCCCTTCAATGATTTCATCAACCATATCAAGCATTTTAGCAATCAGTTCTGCATCCATACCGTTTGTATAGTCTTTTAGACAAGACTTGCCAACTTGTTTAAATTCGCCTGTAACAATGTTCTGCACAAGATATGTATTTTTTCTTCTGCGTTTTGTATTACAGTGTTCACATACTGTATTTGTGTTATAATATCTTTCTGGTACTTCAATTCCAGATACACCTCTAAAGATATTGCCATGTTCTGTATGATTGATTTCGCAAACAAACTGCCAATTATTGATTACTGCTTTTCCTTCTGCTTCAACTACAATATAATTCATCGGTACTTTATGTTCTGCCACTGTACCTTTATGGATTGTAGTTTCAATTACTTCTTCACCCACTCTTTCATAGTGAAAGTGTGTCCCATACTTATTGCATTTGTTCTGGATTCTTTTGATTTTCTTTTCCAGTTTTTCAATGTTTCCTTCCAAGATTCTGTATGTTCCCATAATCTTCTTCCTTCCTGTGTGTTTGTGTGTGTTTTTGGTTTATCTTTACTTCTCTTATAGAATACCACAACTATTACGTTGTGTCAATACTTTTTCGTAAATTTTATAAAGTTTTTTCTTTCCGTTTACTGCCACAAAATAGAATACAGACACCTTGTATTAGCCTGTATTCCGTTTTCTAACAGTATTTCCATTCCTATAATGGTATTCCATTACCTTCTTATTAAATGCCCTGTAATAGCCTGTCAGACCTTCAAATTAGGACACAAACCTAGTCCACCATCGACTTGTGGTACTCGTCTATAAGCACCCATGTGGATACATTTTTCCCTTTCACAATTAGGACAATAACACTTTTTATATTCTTCGTATGTCATTTTCCAGTTCGTCCGTGTTTCAAATTCTTCCTTAGTCAACATAATATCATACTCCTTTCCTGTCAGTCGATAATATCACAATAGATATAGTCTGCATCCTTATATCTCATTACAACTGTACTCTTTTCGTCTGTATGCACCAGACCAACTACCAGAAAACAGTTTTCCTTAAAATTGTCAAACAAATCTGTAGGAATTTTCACCATATTGTTTTCCACTTCCAGTTCACCTTCTTCAAAGTAAATGTCTGGAAGTTCATAATGCTCTTTCAGATTTTCCGCAACATCCTGTCTGATAATATCCTTTTCAGTTTCCATAAGCATAGATGCACTATGAATAGCATAGTCAAATTCTGCAATGATTCTGATTAATTCAGACTTATCCATACTGTATCCATTGGTCAAAATCCAGTCATAGGCTCTGTTATCTTTTACTGCTTCGATAAACTGTTTCATTTTTTCCATAATGATTCCCCTTCCGTTATCTGATTTCCATTCCTACGATTTCCCATTCGTCCTCTGCAACTTCTTTATAAATAGGACGAATATCATATTTTTTATTTGCATTTATAACTCCAAAACCTGCATTATCAAAAGTTTCCCAAGATTCTGTATAGGATTCTCCGTTCCATCCATGTAAACAATACAGTTTTCCGTCAATTTCCCATACTTCAATATCTGGTTTATTCCAAAATCTGCCTACCTTTTTACTCATTGTATCCTTCCTTCCTGTTGTTTGTTTTGTCTTACTTCTCTTATAGAGTACCACAACTTTTTTACTGTGTCAATACTTTTTTTGTTTCCTTTTAGGATTTTCTGTATCTCTGATTGATACAAATTCTAGCACATAATTATGTGCTAGGCTTTCTGTCAATCAAAACTCTCTCAGAATAGTGAATTTTCCATTTGCAAGTTTGATACAAGCAAACACATCTTCTCCACTCTCCTTGTGTGCTTCACTCATATAAAAATGCAGTTCTCCGTTTGAATACCAATAGTCCTCTACCATTTCTGGATAGATAGATTTTACATAATTGATATATTCCTGTTTATTTGCTTTCATATTTTCCACTCCTTACCAAGTATAACTTTCTTCGATTACTTCCAGACTTGCTTTTGTTTCCAGTTCATCAAGTTCTTTCAGTTCTTCTTCCGTCAGTTCGTATGCACTTTCTTTCTGATATAGATAGTTCAAACGATTATATTCATATCCTGTCAACATTACTGATTCACTTCCTTTTCCAAAATATACATATCTCCTGTATCTGTATACAATGTCAGTACCATTGTATCATCTTCCATATCCGTTTCCCAACTTGTTACTGTATTCAAGTCAAGATTATCTTTTGCTGTTTCCATCGGCATAGGCTGTGCCATAGATGCAATAATTGCTATAATCATAAATACTTTCATTATGTTTCTCCTTCCTGTGTGTGTCTTATCTTCTCTTATAGAATATCACATTTCCGTTCCTCTGTCAACTCCTTTTCGTTGTTTTTGTAAAGTTTTTTCTTTTCCGTTGTACCTCTAATTAGTAGTACGGAAAACTCCGCACTACCTCAAAAAGCACACATAAGAAAAAAGATTTTTATTAGTCAATATTGAAACAGATTCCACCACCCATAATTTTATGGGATACTCCGTTCCAAGTATTGATTTCTACACCTTCATATTCGTCTGGAATATCATCAGACCATCCACTCCAAACCACATCACCTGTTTTAGCAGACCAGATTTCTACATACTGGCTATCCATTGCATAATAAATAAAATCGTTAATTGTCATATTGATTCCACCTTCCTTATACCTCTACATCCTCAATATAGTATTCTCTATCGTTGCTATCATAATATTCTTTTCCATATCCTCTGAATACTACTCTGCCTGTTGGTATCCATCCGTTCCATCGTTCAATTTCAAACAATGCTTCTTCTCCGTACTGTAACCAAGTCTGGCAATATTCCTCTGGAGTACCTTCATAATATGTTGTGGAATTATAGTTATATTCACCTTTATCGTTCTGAAATTCAAAACTCCATCCACAACATAAACCATCAATTTGTCCTTTATATTCCTTGTCTGGAATATTAAAACCAGCATAACTTTCGCTGTTCTTAATGATTTCGTATGTCATATTCAATTCCCCTTCCTCTGTTATCTGAAAAAATCTCCTTTTGCAAAACTGATTGCACTTGAACAAATCATACCAAAAATGTATGTATACTCATCACTTGTGATTTCATCCAGTAGCACCATCTGATTCAATTCTACTTCAATATCTCTTGCACTGGAACACCATAAGTACTCTGTTGTTTTTGTGTTCCCATCATTATCCTTGATTTCACAAAACTTCATGTGCTTTTTTCTCATCAAGTCATAAACTGCCTTGCATTTCCGTTTTCTCATGCTTAATTCCCCTTCCTCTGTGCTTTCCATTCTGCATACAGTTCCTTGATTTCCTCTTTTGCATCCATATCAGATACAGGAATATCAAGATATGTTTCATGGAAATTATCTGTTCCAAAACCATAAGATTCATAGCCATGTTTTCTAAGATATGATTCAAAATCATCCAGAATTGCATTGTGTTCCTGTTCAGACTTCGCACCAGATACCATAAATTCGTATCCTCTGGACTTTACAAAAGATACCATTTTATCTTTCTGATAGTCATATCGTTCCTCTTTCAGAACACTATATTTAAGGCTTGTTCTCATGCTTTCCACTTCCTTCCTTCTCCTATAGGATACCACATTTCCTGTATCCTGTCAACACCTTTTTTGTGTTTATTTTAAGATTTTCCTGTGGTGAATTGCCACAAGGAAAGAATGGAAAGATTTTCCATTCAAACCTTCTATCAACTCAACTCCACTGTGCATCCTCTGTGTATTCATCATCCAGTTCCACTTCCCAAGCGTTGAGAATAGTTCCATCATGCTTCGCCTTGATATTTCCATCCTTCTGCACTTCATAACAGATACATTCCTTTGTATCCTGTGATACGATAGGATAGCAACCATATTCACAAGGGACTGCCCTTCCAGACTTGACCCAACTAGGATTCGTTGCATCTGTTCCAAGTTCATTGATTTCCTTATCAAGCATATATACTCTGCGATATCTTCCATCCATCAGAATATAATTTCCTTCCAAGATTTCCTGTCCGTACTTATCAAAATAATGATACTTACCAGATGTTCTGTCACATTTAATCATACTGATTCCTTCCTTCCTTTATTCACTTGTAAATGTTCGTTCCATGCTTATATTATAGCAAATGTCCTCTGCTATGTCAAGCACTTTTTATTGTTTTGATTCAGATTTTCCTTTTCCATCTGCAATCAAATGGTGGGACACTTAATGTCCCATCAGTTCATTCCAGATTAGAGAACACTTATTCTTTCCGCAACTGCCCAAAATTTTCCGTCAATGTATACTATGTTCGTTTTTTTCTCAATTCTGTATACATAACCATATAATTCTGATTCAGCATAGATGCTTCTGCTTGTTTCTTTTATCCATTTAAGATAGTATGCAAATTTTCCTGCACCACATTCAATGTTTACATAATCATGTTCCATGTCCATTCCCCTTTCTGTATGTAAGATAGGATATTCCCACCTTTTTAGTGGGAACATCCTTCTGCTCTGTTATCTTCTAAACCATCTGCGAAAACCTTTTTTCCATTCCTTCTGTTCATCCTCTGTCAGATGTTCCAGTTCTACCATTTCAGTGCAGAATGGACTGATTCTCTTTCCGACTTTCATTACCAATACCCAACAGGTTTTTGTTTCTGGATTATCCAGAACAATTACAACCTTCTGTTCTGCTCTAAGAATAGGACTATTCGCATTTTTATACATTTCCATTACATCCCTATATCCAAAGGAATTATGGATTCCAGTACAACCACCGCTAATATAGAATTTACCATCATTCAGATATAGTTTTCCTTCCTTGTGCATTGTCCCATAGGATTCACTTGTAAATTCCACTCTACAAGTATCACCACAAGGATAGAATGTACTTCCTTCGCTGTATGGTTTGCTCATATCCATCTTTAATACTGGAAACTGTGTGCTGTTCATTGCATAGGCAATGTGGTGTCTGTCTGTTAAATACATCATGTTTCATTCCTCTTTTCTGTGTGTGCTGTGTGTTTTTGATTTCCTCTGTATTGTATCACAAAGTTTTCCCTGTGTCAATACAGTTTTTCCTATCTGTTGATAGAAAAATCAAAGTCCACAAGTTTCCTCATGGACTTTAGTTCGCCTATCATACAAAGTACATTTCGCCATTGATTTCCATTGCTACTGCATCCTGTTTCAGTCTGTCCCTCAATTCCTCTGCTTTTTCAATCACTCTGTCGATATTTTTCATCAAGTCTGATTCCTTGCAGTATGCGAATACTGTTGTGGACTTCTCTTTTACCAGACCCATTGTAGGACTATTCCAATAGCCTAAAGTCTGAGTAGCAGTAGCACCGCCAAAACATTCGGAAAACAGTGTTGCGACTTCCTCTACATACTGCGTATTGTCAATTTCCTCATTGATATTGATTGTCGCAGGAACAATGATTGTTACTTTGCTGTTCAATTTGAAAAGGTTTTCCAGTTTTGCATTTTTCATAGTTTTACTTCCTTCCTTCTGTGTCCTTGTTTTTAGTTTCTATATACATACTATCACAACGAAAATGCTGTGTCAATATGTTTTTTTCAAATTTCCATCGGAAACTTGTAAAAGCCTACAAAAACCATCTGCTTTTATAGGCTTTAGCAATCATCCGATTTATTCCCAAAACAGAATACAGTCTTTTTCTGCATCCATCACATCATCAGTTCTGATAATGCGTTCTAAATCAGATAAATAGATTTCAAGGAAAGTACCATAATCACTTTCCATTCCTAAGTAAGTGTCATGTTTTTCCTGTAAATCATCTGTATATTTAACAGTGTTCCATGCCCTTTTAACTGTGAAATTGAAAAGTCTAGGCAATGGACTAGATTTAGACACTACAAAAAAAGAATATCTTTTCCCTGTCATTTCATGTGGTACTTCCTCTGTTGTATCATCATCATACATTCCTTCATAATAATCATTATCAACTGGATATGTTTCCCAAAATCCATCATCCATACAAATCCCACCAAAACCCTCTGGATAGCGTTCTGTCAAGTCTGGAATATAAGTCATGATTCATTCCCCTTCCTCTGTGCATTTGATTATGTCAACTATGATTTACTCTGATAGTAAATCGACAAAAGGGAACAAGCGTTTCCCTGTTCCCCTTTAGCAATTCGCCTATCTGTTATGGTCTGATAATTAAATTTGTATAAATTGCATAAAAATCAATATTTTCTGTAACTTCAAAAGTTTCTTTTCCACCATATTCATCGTATGTTACAATATAATTTTTCCCATTTTCATGATAGATTACAATTCTGCATCCGTTGAACATTGTCTTGTCAAACATCCAGTTTTTTTCTGGTTCTTTCAGCATTTTTTCTACTGCATTTTCAATAGCAATTCTCCATTTTTTCGCTAATTGCCATTCTTTGCGAAATTCATTGATTCTTTTTTCCTCTGCTATATCTTTTTTTGTTTTTTTCTGTCTGCCTAACCAATAAAGTTCACTACAAGTTCCCATAATCATTCCCCTTCCATTTTTTTGTTCATGCTCTGCGGACTTGTGACCGCCATCGGTAGCATTAAAGCGGGACTTTTTGTGTCCCACTCCACTCTGCTTTTATTATCCAATATTTCTCCATCCAATATTGTCGCAGTACCAATAATTCCCTTTGTAGTATACCACATCAGATACACTCATGGAATGTCCTTTGAAGTCATGTGGTCTGTCCAGATTGAATATTTCAAAAATTCCATCAAGACTGATTCCTTCTCTGACTTTTCCTGTCCATTTCAGTTCATAGATTGAAAAATCAAATCTGTCCTTTACTCTGTCCCAACTGCGGAAAATATGTCCTTCTGTATCCCAATCAATATTAATCTGATAAATTTTAATAATCATTTTTCATTCCCCTTCCCATCAGATAGCACAACCCTGTGCATACATAAATTCTCTGTATTCTGCATCTGTATCCAGTTCCGCAGATTTTCCAGATTTTCCCATCAGTTTCCATAAAATTTTTCTCATTTTGTTTCTTCCTTCCTTCCTTGTCTTGTGCTTTTGGTTTCCTCTGTGTTTAAGAACACAATCGGATAGCAAGGGAACATCCGTTCCCTTCCTATCTCTATCTGTTCTCAAAATAACTGCATCAGACTGTCGTATCCCATTAGATGCAAAAATCCAATCGCATAGAAACAACCAACGATTGCAGTAAATCCAATGAATGTCAAGATATTTTCAACTGCTTTTCTCATACTCTGCAACCCCTTTTCAAATATTTTCATATCCAACGTCCATGACTGTATCTGTGTCACAATCCCACTGCTTTTTATTGATTTCAGAAAATCCAAAAAGGACACGAAAAGCGTTTACATGACGCAATGTTGTAGGACTGTATCCTTCCCAAGTACGGAAAAAGTGTCCGTCTGCATCAATTACGGCAACTACAGTGCTATAAGACTGTAAAAATGTGCATCCATTATCAAAAAAATAGTGTGCTTTTTTGTAAAAAGATTTTTGACCTCTGTGTGGTTTCAGTTCAAATTTTTTCATAAATCATACCTCTTTTCTGTGTTTTGTGTGCTTTTGGTTTCTAGTGTGAATACACCATAAAAGACACGAATTTTTGTTCGTGTCCTTCCTTGCTATATTCAACCTTTGATATACATTCTGGTTTTTGTGTCAACTTTTTCAGACCCATTTTTTTCTCTGATTTCTTCAAAGTTTTTAGAATAGGACTTGTGTTTTTTCTCTGTGTTTTCAATGCCAGAAAACCAGTACCATTTTTTATATTTTCCGCTAAACTGAAAACCAGCATTTTTCAGTGTTTCTTTATGTGTGTAAGTGTTACCAGATACCCACACCCAAGACCCACAAATTTCGATATCCAGACCTTCACAGAAAATAATTTTTTCCAGAATTTCCACAAACATTTCAGCGGTTTCAGAAGTCTGTTTTTTGCCTTCTGCTTTTGCTTTTGCGTTATCGGATTTTTTCAGCACTTCAAACATTGCCTTGTATTCTGTGATAATTTCGCCCATTGTGGCATTATCACCGCCGTTGTCTGGATGGTACTTTTTGCAAAGTTCCTTGTATGCCTTTTTCAGTTCTTCCAGATTTTTACAGTTTGCAAAATATTTTTTCATAAAATAACCTTCTTTCGTTTTTGTGTGCTTTTTTACCTTCTCAAAATACCGAAAGCCTTGATTTTTCGGTACTTTGAGAAAATAAAAGGCGGTTTGTTTACCGCCTTATTTTCATTCAATAATTTCAAAATTTGTGATGCAAATATCAGCAAGGTAGCACATACAATTCTCAATATCCAAATAGAATTTTGCGTGTTTTTCGTTGCTATGTTCTACAATGTTTTTTGCAATTTCAAAAATATCATTCGTTGTGATGTTTTCTTGTTTTGCAAATTTTCTTGCGATTCTGTTATTCCCAAAAAGCAAATTTTCATAATCCGCATTGTTTCCGCTTGTATACAAGTTATACTTGATACAAAAATTTCTTAAATCATAAGCGTTGATTCTTCTTGTTTCCTTAATTTTCATAGTAAAACCTCTTTTCTGTATACTCTTTTTCCCATTGTAAAAACCTTGAATTTTCCGTATTTTTCAAGGCTTTTTCATAGGAAAAAAGGGGTTTTGCAACCCCTGTATTTTCTATGATAAAATCAGACCAAAATGGATTTTTAAGCATAAATCCGTAAAACTGCCGACTTACTTTTTCAGTCGCTTTTTTTGCTCTTGCCTGCCTGCCCCTGCCGACACCCTTCAAAGTTACTTTGAAGCCGTCATTCACTCACAGCCATTCTACAGGGACAAGTCAACCTGTAGTCGGTACTGATAAGGGATACCATTCCCGTAAGGGACTGCCCCTTACACTTGATATGTTACTACAAGTCACAACGAAAAACAAGTACTTTTTAAGGATTTCATTTATGTTTGTGCAAAATTACTTGAAATTCATTGTTTTTATATGTTTTTTGACCGTATTTTATACAATTTGCACAAAAACAGACTGAAATATATTTCAGTAAATGAACAAAAAAGTTTTGTATTTCTAAACTTTTTGTTTAATATATTAAAATCAGACCATAAAAAAGCCAAAAAACGGGAACACTTGTTTGCTTAATGCGAAAAAATATTCGTATAAATTAGCGAAAATTTTACATTGTGTTCGCTTTTGTTCGCCTTTTTTGAGTGAAAAAATGCTTAAATGAATAAAATTTTATTTATTTATTGAAATATATTTTATTATCATTTTTGAGAATACGAATATATGTTCTTTTTTTGCTGAAAATACCTCTTTTGTACTTGTATCACGCACATTTGTCTATGTATGGAAATACACCCTTCTCAGGCGTTTACAGGCGTTTACAGGCGTTTTTCGTATCTATGATAGAATAAATCAAGTTATGGTATAAATACGCTTAAATAGGCGTATACGGCTTTATAACGGTATTCTATGCTTTTTTCTGTATTATCTGCGGAAAATAGGCAAGGCAAGGAAACTGAAAAATAATTCACTCTTTTTTATGTTAGAATGAAATATATTTTAGTATATTACTTGAATAAACAATATTTTATTGATTGAATTATAATTCAGTCGCAGGTCGTACACTTTAGCGGAATAAAGTAACATATAAAACATATAGGAATTTAATACTTTGCAGTGATAAAGTAACCTACTTTGCAAATAGGATTTATTGTATTTTACTTGAGTAAAGTATCCTAGTGTTTTAGTATGTTATACAAATTGCACAAAACATACTACCCTACTATGTTTTTGTTTATTTTGTATAGAATTTCAAATAAAATTGATATATATAAGGTAAAACTGAAATATTGCACAATTTATCATTTTTGAGAATTTTTTATAGTGCATATTGCATAATAACTTTACACTATTTTTTGTGCATATTGCAATATAGCAACGGAAATTGTGCCTAATTTTAGACTGATTTTTGCCCTATTTTTTGACGCCCCTTTGTACGGCGTTTTCTAAACTTATTTGATATGTTTATCAATCATATAAAAAAACGCTTAGACGGGCGTATACGGGCTTGTGGGGCGTGTGGTTTACCATAATTTTATATTTTACGGATATTCTCATTTTTGAGAAAATAAAGGAAAATACTGTATACATGATAGAATTTTGATGCATCATGTGGTATTTGATACTATGTTATATGATATAATAATATGTGATATAGTTTTGAATACTACATATATGCTACTATTCATATTATTTTAATAGGATTATATCATTGTATTCATATTCTAATTATAGGAATTGATAGTATAGTTTTCTGATAGGATTTATAATGAATAGTAAAATTGTAGGATATAAAAATAAAGCCTATCGGAATTATAGGCATTGAGAAGTATTCATAGATGCATTGTAGGAGTTAACTGTGGATAACTTTTATACCCTACTGTATTTATAGGAATACTAGCCTGTGGATAAATTGTGGATAACTTTATTCATAGTAGAATTGTGGGGAATTATCATTTTTGAGAATAATTTGATTTTCAAATTTATGTCGAAAATCTATCAATTAGCAGAAAATATAAATTTTATCTATAGATTTTTGCCCCTGTTTTTGTCCTTGTGTTATATACAGATGTGTTTATACAGAGGACACAAAACGGGGTCTGGTATAATCCCCACTATTTTAATAGGATATAATATACCAGAAATCTAGTGTCCTTGCCACAAAAACAAATGTCCACAGGTTGCACTTTCCCCAGAATTGCAATTACTTTGACACTGTATCACTTTACTTGACTAAAGCATGGGGGTACTTTAACATTTTAACGCACTAAAGCGTGTCCCACGGCACACAGAGCAACTCTATCTACACACCAAAGAAATTTTTACCTTAAATTTTTCACCACACGAATCTATTCACGATTTACTCCCCTATCCCCTACTCCAAAAATGAAAATTTTATTTCAAAATACTCCCCTACTCTCCATTGGGTTTTCAATTTACTCCCAAAAACACCCCTCCCCTATCGTAAATTTAACGATAATATTGTAATATTTTTTATAAAAAAATTCAATTTAATACAAATAAATCCTATTTTAAATCAAAAATGTAAAAATTTTATCTATTCTATATTTTTTAAATCTGCGTTCCTAAAACCAAAATATCAACTTGCCAAAACCCCTCCCCTACCCTATAATATACATTAAGAAAGGAGATGTTTTTATGGAAATATACGATTATATTTATTGGGGAGACTATAATAAACGTATGGATGAATTGGCAACTTTAACTAATGAAGAATGGAATTATGGCACACGCACAGATAATCATATTTTAAAAAAATATATGAGACACACATATTGGAAATTAGAAGAAGAAGGTAAAGTAATTCGCACTGATTCTTATACTATTTTTAACACAGGTCTTTTCACTTCAATTTATGAACCAATTTATGTTTTAGCAAATAAAGCATCAGAAGGATATACAAGTGATTGGATATTTGCAGGATTTTATACTGAGTATGAACTTGGACATATTGGTATTTATGAACTACCAGAAAGAGCAAATTATTTCCAAGACCCTTCCCTTCTTATTTTTGACCCAAATTGCAAAATTAACGTTCAATATAAACATATCCTTGAAGATGAAGATAATAAACGTAGACTAGAAGAAATTTTAGGAGAAAATCAAAATATTATCTCTTTGCTTCGTGGAGAAATAGAAATGATGAAGTTAAAAGTTTCTGCAAATTATAAATTAGCAGTGCCACAATATTTTAATGGCAAGATTCAACTTCTTCTTCCTCTTTGTTTAAATGATGGTGTTACACCAGACCTTGCTCTTGTAGTAACAAAAAATGATAGTGGTAATTTTTATCAAGGACATACTTGTTTAACTATTGACATGGCTTATAGTAATGCAAGATTAATAGCCAAACCTACAACTAATTGGCTATTATTATAACTGCAACAACAAAAAAAATAAAATTTAATATTTAGATGAAAAAGTGCTGTCGCAAGATGGCACTTTTTTCATCTCCTAATTAGGTGCAAATTTTTATAAAAAGTAGAAATATAAAAGAAAAAATATTTAAGGAGTTGTTAATATGATTTATGTTTCTAAATATGCCCTTGGAGATGAATTTACAATAGAACATCTTAAATTGACAGGGTATGATTACATTCCAGAAAATATTAAATGTTATGTATCTCACATTGTTGCACTAGAAACCAATTATATAATTCAATTATCTGTAGCAAAAGATTATCTTGAATATAAAAAAGATGATTTTTTAATGCACATTTATTATTGTATAGAAGATTATTATAAAGAGCCAGAATTTGCACAAACTTATCCTACTTATTTAGAGATACAAGATGTAATTGTAGATTCTTTTACTAAGCGTTGGTTTAAATTAGAATCAATAGAAGTTGATTATAAAAATGGTATTAAATATTGGTTTAAATCTTCTGATGAAAAAGAAATAGAATATAAAGAAGAAAAAATAAAATTTTATATAAAAAATGGAATATTCAAATTAATAAGATTTAAAAATGAAAAATAAAAAACAAAAATAAAGGAAAAACTTAATTTTGCATCAAAATCGTATATATATTATATTTTATCTTTTATAGGTGTCTATATTATTAGTGTACACTTTACTATACTTTTGTATAGTCAACTGAACCACCCCCCGTTCAGCACACTATACTTTTGTCCCATGAACTGAACCACCCCCCATTTTCATAAAAATTAAAAGGAGAGATTATTATTAAAAAACAATATTTTACAAAAGTTCCAAATAGCTATATTCAATGCAATATTAAAAACAAATTTGGCATAAGTAGAAAATTTTATATTACCTATATTTTGATTGACAGATATCGTTCTTATGAAGATTTTAGTTGGGTAACAATTAAAAAAATTATGGAATTCTATGGATATAAAGCAAATAAGAATAAGCCAAAAACATTTAATGAGATATTAGATATTTTAGAATATATGATTAATAATGAAATGATTGAGGTTGCCCAAGATTTAGATAGTTTATCTTATGATACTGGAATTGAAATTAAAATAAATGCCAAAAATTTTGATTGCCCTGAGAGATTTACAAAATTAGAATCTTATCAGTTAGACCACATTCTTACAGCAGAAACATCTTTAAATAAAGAAAATATATTAATGGCATTTCTTTACATTTCTTCTTATATTGGATGCAGAAAAAGAAATGAAGATGGCTCTGAATTAGAAAACCCACAAAATAATCCAGAAGCATTTTGGAAAAGCATCAATAATATGGCAAAAGATTTGGGTATGTCTAAATCTACAATATATCAATGTATTGATTATCTTACTACATACAATAATGATACTCCCCCACTTTTAATTAAACATAATATTTCTGAATTTAATAATGAAGAAAATTTAACTGGACTTCCTTCTATTTATGTTCTAAACAAAAAAGGATATGAAAATGAAATTAAATGGGCTATTAACAAAATGAAAGAAATTTACGATATTAAATAATGGGAGCAAGTTTATATTCTTCTATCGAAATATTAAATAGGAATACGATTCACCTCATTTAGTATTTCAAATTTTTAAATATAAAGGAGAATATAAAAATTGAAAAATAGTTTAATTAAATATGGGCATGATAGCCGATGTTTTTGTGGATACATATATGAAGCAGATTTTTGTACAGACCATCCTCCAAAACATAAAGTTAATGAAGGTTCTAAAATTGCACAAAGAATAGAATCTAATTGGAAGTTTGATAGAGAATGCAATAAGTCTGCAAAAAATAGAGAATTTAAAAAGGTTGTGGATAACGCATGACCTTTACAAAGAATGATTACAAATTTTTTAAAAAAGCAAAACAAGTAGCCACGGTTTCTGATTTTAATAAAGTACACATAGGTTGCGTTGCTGTATATCGGGGACAAGTTATAGGTATTGGATGCAATACAAATAAAACGCATCCATATCAGGCTAAATATAATAAATTAAGAGATGATATTTGGACAGAGCATAAGGCTCATGCTGAAATTGCCTGTTTGAATCAAATAAAACACATGGATATTAAATGGTCTAAAGTAAAATTATACATATTTAGGACAAGATATGATAAACCTTATGGAATGTGTAGACCGTGTTCTGCTTGTATGGGGGCTATAAAAGACATTGGTATTAAAAATATTTATTATACAACAGATAATGGTTATGTTTATGAGGAAATTATTTAGGAGAAATTATTATGAATAATATTTTTAATTTGCATGAATTTATTACGGTAATGAAAAGTTGGGAACAAATTGAACGATTTAAAGAAGAATTATATACATATAGAAAAAATATAGATGATTTTGAATTTTCTTTTCCTACTTTAGAATATCAATTAAAATTTGCATTAGAGAAAATGTTTTGTGATGATTCAAATTTAAGTTGGATTGAATATTTTGTTTATGATTTAGATTTTGGCACGAAGTATGAAGATGGTATGATTAAAGATGGTGATGGCAATATTATTAAACTTGCTACTATTGAAGATTTGTATAATTTACTAATTAAGGAGATTGAAGAAAATGGCAAATTATAATATTCCTTTAGAAGAACAGGAAACAGTTATTCATTTTATGCGTGGAGAAGATTTTGCTACTATTTCTACAACTGATAGTACAATGATTACTAAAATGACTAAATTATGTGACAATAATCCAGATATGTATAAAGTTATTAATGAAGATGGTGCTTCAAAAATATATCGTTGTTACGATAAATCTATGGTTAGTCTAAGACAGAAAAAACGTGAAGTAACAGAAGAACAAAGAAAAGCCGCAGGTGAACGCATGAGGAAATATCAAGCAAGTAAAAATACATAATGCGTTGTTTTATGCCAAATTTTAAAGATAGACTATTGTATAGAATTGATATATTATATCGGTTTATTAATTTATCATCTAAAATGATATGTTTTCTATTCAATAGTCTATCTTTGATTATTAATATTAAAATGGAGGTGTTTCTAATAGGAGAATTTGGATTAAAAATAAAAAATATAGAAGCAAGTACATTGTATGAATATAATATTGGGATTCGTGACCACTATGATTATAAAGAAGCAATGTTTACAAATAGTTTATTTTTTGATTTTCTTATGGAAAATGGTATGACTACTTGGAAAGAAGAAAGTACAAGAGATATTATTTGTTTGGAATTTAATTTTGGCACTCGTTCTTATGAGCAAGAAATAGAACATATTACAAAGATTGCTCACAATGCTAGAAATGAATATAAACTTGCTAAATCTTTAAAAAATAAAAACGAGATTGAGAAAAAATATAATAAAAGAAAAAAAATTCAATCTCTTTATTTAGAAGCAAAGAAAAATAAAGATAAATATAAAAAAATTTCTAAAGAAGAAATTAGACGTATTTTTTATAATGATGGTGTAAATGTTGAATATGTATCTCGCAAAAAAGATGGCACAATAAAGAAAGTTGAAACAATTCATTATAAAATGCTCTATCGTAGCACTGGTAAAGCAAAAAAAGGTTCTTGTATGTTTATAAGAGATAAATTATATAAAAAAGCAAAAGATTTTTTATATATGGGAATTAAACTATCTAAAAAGAATCCTATGATTGTTGAAATTAGTGCTTATGCCCCTCTTGTTTCTTCTACAATTGTAGACAAAATTAAAATCAATCCAAGAAATATTTTAATTTTAGAAGATATTGATAGATTTTTTACTACAGATGTTGTAAGTATTGAAACGAATGAAAATAAGGAATGTATAGCAAAACATATACAGAACTATAAATTAAAAAACACATTGTTTGATGGACAAGCATTAATAGATAGCAGTATATTCCCTTCTTGGGGGAATGGATACATTCTTTTAAGGCATCATTTTACTAAAATGGCTGCATTTTGTGCTCATATTCAAGATTTTTTTAAAGATTATTTTGGAGATAAATATGATACAGCAACAGTATTGGATATGTTTGGCAATGAACATTATGTGAAAGATATTCAATTAATTACAACAGACAACGCAGTGAAATGGCTAAAGTTTGATAAAACATATGATTATTGGTGCAATAAAGTTGAAGAAAATGGATGTAATTTTGGTATTGTAAAAACAGCACATGAAAGTAAACTCGGCTCTGTTCAAAAAATGAGTTATCAGATGGTGAATTCGTTGGATGAATCAATTATGCAAAATGTAATGAAAGAAAGTATTCAATATGTTGAAAGATTAAAACAAGATGATGATTTCTTTTTAGAATATTTAAAGAAAAACAGTAATTTTTCAAATGATTATGAAGTATTGATTGCTTTATGCGAACAAGATAGAGATTTTTTAAGGAGTAGTTATTTTAGACATAGAAAAGAATTTATAATTAAAAATTATGTTCTAAATATGAAAACAGGCAAGATTATTCAAAATGCAGAAAATCTTGTTATTGTTGGTTCTCCATATGCTATGTTATTATATGGTGCTACTGGAAATAAAAATATTGTTGATGAAGACCCTACTTTTAATATTGAAGAAAATACTATTCAATGTTATACAGAAAGATTTGAAGATGGGGATTATTTGGCATTTTTTAGAAGTCCTTTTAATTCAAAGAATAATCTCACATATTTACATAATTACAAACATGAATTATTAAAAAAATATTTTGAGTTTGGAGAACAAATCGTTGCAGTTAATTTGAATGGGACAGATTTCCAAGATAGAAACAATGGTTCAGACCAAGATTCAGACAGTGGATACTGTACAAATCAACCAGATATTGTAGAACATGCAAGACAATGTTATTTAAACTATCATACTATTGTAAACAATATTCCAAAAGATAAAAATGTTTATGAGAACACAATGGATGATTATGCAAAAATAGATAATGCTCTCGCAGGTTCTCAAAGAGATATTGGAGAATCTAGTAATCTTGCTCAGATGGCTCAAACATATGCATGTAATTTTTCTGACCAAAAATATATAGATTATGTTTGTATATTAAGTGTTTTGGCTCAGGTTGCTATAGACAATGCAAAACGTAGATTTGATATTGATTTGGCAGGAGAAATTCGTAGAATTAAAAAAGATTTAGATATTAAAGAAAATAAATATCCTAGTTTCTGGAGATTAATACGCAGAGATACCAAGTTTGAAAAGATAAATTGTAATTTAAAATGTCCAATGAATTGTTTGTATGATGTTGATTTAAATAAATTTAGAAAAAATTCCTCTACATTGCCAATGGATGTATTTTTTCAAAAATTTGAATTAGAACAAAACAGAAAAACTTGTAAAAAAGTTGAAGAATTAATTCATAAATATTCTTTAAAAACTTTTGAGTATAATACTTCTGATGATGATAATTATAGAGATGAACAATATTTATTATTAAGGAATGATTTTAATGATTTAATTAGCAACATTCAAAGAATTTATTTGTCTAGTAATTATATTGGATTAATGTCTTGGCTTATTGATAGGGCTTTTATGATTACACCAAACATTAATAGTAATCATAAAGTAATACAAACAAAAATACATACAAATAAAGCAATTTTATTAAAAGTTTTATATCAAGTAAATTCAACAAATTTACTAAAAATATTTGCAAAAAATGTGCAAATTTAACAGTTTTTTGGGACACCGAATGAAATTTTAGTTTTAAAAACATTGATTTTTCAGCGTTTTTTATAAATTCATTAACCAATCTAATGAAGGAGAAAGTACATTTTGTACAAGTACCTTCTCCGCTAAGTACCAATTGCGGAATACAAATATGGACAACGTTGTAAAATTCTAGTGCCTTGCCAGTCGGCTAATAGACTGGCTAAATTAAGACTGATTAAGACCTATGATTAATTTCATAGGTCTTTTTATTTTGAGGGAATTGTTTATGAGTAAAAAAGACGATAAAGCAATAATTAAAGTTATCGGAGGTAACGCAGAAGCAGTTACAGGCTCTTGTTCTATCATTGAATATAAGGGTGAAACATACTTATTTGAATGTGGTATGTATCAGGGTAAAACAGTATCAGATACATACAAAGAAAACAAGAAACTTTTAAGTCAAATTAAACCACAGAAAGTTGATGTAATTATAATTGGACATAATCATTCTGACCATGTTTTAAATATTCCTGCACTTTATGCTACAGGAAAATGTCATGCAAGAATTATTGTTCCATATAAATCAACTGCAATTTTAAAAGAAATGTGGCTAGATGGTGCATTTATAAATGATAGAGATTCAAAAGTTTTATCTGCAAAAGCAGAAAAATTTATCCCTCCCCTATTTACTGAAAAAGATGTATATGAAGCATTGAATTATATAGAAGAATATACTTCTAATGAAATTCACAGAATTACAGATTGGTTGTCAATTAAGTATACTCATGCAGGTCATATTTTTCTTTCTCAACAGACGGAAGTTATATTAAAAGATACAGTAAATAAAACTATCTTATTTACTTCTGATATAGGTAATTTAACTACTCAAAATGAGCGTGTATTTGTAGAGCCTTTTGAGCCAATTAAGAAAGCAAATATTGTAATTGGTGAATGTACTTATTCTGCAAAAGGTAGAAGTACAACCAGAAAAGATTTTGATACAGATATTCAAAAAATTAAGAGTGTAATTACACAATATTGTATTGATAGTAGACATAGAGTGGTATGCCCCACTTTTAGTTTAGATAGACTACCATTCATGATGTGGTTAATTTATTCTATTTTCAAAGATGATGATAGTTTTAATGTACCAATAATTATTGATAGTCCTTTAGCAATTAGATTACTATATTGTTATTCTGATTTATTAGAAGGAAAAGCAAAAGAAAAATTTGATGAAATGGTACATTGGGATAACTTTGAATTTATTTATAACCCAGAAGATAGTAAAGATGCTGTTGCAGATAAAAGAGCAAAAGTTGTACTTTCATCAAGTGGTATGTTAACAGCAGGTCGTAGCGTTAAATGGGTGCAAAGTATATTGCCAAATGAAAATGATTGCATTTTATTTTGTGGATATAGTACAGAAGGTTCTTTAGCAGATAAAATCAAAAATGGTAATGCTCAAAAAACAATTAACATTAATGGTAAACCATATAAAAATAAAGCAAATATTATTAGTTTAAATTCTTTTTCAGGTCATATGAACAGAAATGATATGCTTGAATATTATTCTTCAATTAATACAGAAAAGATTTATTTAGTTCATTCAGACCAACATAAAATTGAATTTAAAGAAGATTTGCAAAATTTAATACATGAAAAATTAAAGACTACAAAAGTTGTGGCAGTTAATAAAGGCACAAAAATTGTGTTATAAAAGTTTAAGGAGAAAGGTTAAATACGGTTATTATATGGAAAGTATTCTACTACCTATTATTGAAGGTATTGGAAGTAAAGATGTTTTAACACCAGAAGAATATACATATTGGATGGCTAGACAGAATAGAACCTTTTATATTGATTTTGAAGTTGATGAGATGTATCAACTTATGGAATTAGGTAAAGTAATTATTCAAATCAATATGTCTGAAATTAATATTCCAAAAGAAGAATTGAAACCAATTTATCTATTTATTCATAGTTATGGTGGAGATATTGAACAAGCAAATTTCTTTTGTGATTTAGTAAGAAGTAGCAGAGTACCTATTGTAACAATTGGTATGGGTGTTGCTATGTCAGCAGGTTTCTTGATTTTTATTTCTGGACATAGAAGATATGCTTTTAAACACTGTCAAATGCTTGTGCATCAAGGTAGTGCAGGTTTTGCAGGTACAGCACAAGAAATTGAAGAAGCACAGAAAAATTATAAAAAACAAATCAATGAAATGAAAGAGTATATTCTTGAAAGAACAGAAATTGACGAAAAGACATTTAATAAAAATAAAAATAAAGATTGGTATTTAACAAGTAAAGAACTTGTTGAATATAAAATTGTCGATGCTTTAATTGATAATTTTGAAGACATTATTTAAGTTTAAAGAGAGGTAAATAAAAATGGCAAAACAAGGTGTTAAATATACTGAAACAACTGGTAAAAATTTAAAAGCAGTAGGTATTCTTGATGCAGATAAAAATGCAATTCTGGTTGATGGTGAAGTTGTAAATATTTCTGCACTACTTTCTGAATTTGATGGTTTTGAAATTAGTTTTTCTCTATCTATGAAAACAGAAATTGAATTAGATACTCCAGAAGTTGAAGATGAAGATGAAGAAGTCTAAGGTGAATTAATATATGTCTACATATAAACGATTTGAAAATGAAACTGATGAAGAATTAATCTTTCGTATTACTGGAGATAAAGATAAAATTGGTTCTTGGCAAGATGTAGCAGATATTTTAAATGAATTATTAGGAACAAATTATAATGCTAGTACATTCAGAAAAAAACGACAATATTTTGATACAATGATGAATGCAAATGAACATATTATTTTGCAAGACAAGAATTATATTGAAGAACTAAAGAGAGAGCGTCAAGAATTATATAAAGAACGTCAAAAATTATCAGATGAAAGAACTGAATTAAACAGATTATTGCGTAGAGAAGCAAGAAAAGAATCTTATCTTGAAATGGTTCAAAGAGTAATTTCAGAAGATACTATTCCTATTAAGTTTGATATAGAATATAAACATATTGATTCTGATAATAGTCTATTGGTTCATTTAACTGATATTCATGCAGGTATTTATATTGATAATTTTAAAAATATTTTTGATGAACATGTTTTAAAACAGCGTATTGAAAAATATACAAATGAAATTATTGACATTCAAAAAAGACATCGTTCTAAAGATGCATATGTGGTTGTTGGAGAAATTTTATCTGGATTAATTCATAATAATTTAAGATTACAAAACAACATGGATTTAATTGAACAATTTAAACTTTCTTCAGAATTAATTGCTTCTATGTTGATTTCTTTAGGTGAAAATTTTGAAAATGTTTATATGTATACAACTATGGGAAACCATAGTAGAATTTCACCTAAAAAAGAAGATGCATTAGATGGTGAAAATATGGATATTTTACTTCCATATTATTTAAAAGCAAGATTACAGAATATTGATAATATCCATATTGAAGATAATGATTTTATGCCTGATGTTGCTGTATTTAGAGTACATGGGAAATTAATTATGGCTTCACATGGACATAAAGATAGCCCTTCTAATGTAGTTCAAAACTTTACTCTATTATATCGTAAATGTCCTGATATTATATTACTTGGACATAGACATACGAATGGTTTAACAACAGTGTTTGATACAAAAGTTATTGAATCAGGATGTGTTTCTGGTGCTGACCAATATGCTTTAGATATTAGAAAAGCAACTCACCCAGAACAGACTGTTTCTGTAATAAATAATAATGGTCTTGTTTGTATTTATGATATACAACTAGATAATTAATGGGACGATATTATATCGTTCTTTTTTAATTGTAAACGAAAAATTAGTTGATAAAAGGAGAAAATAAATATGCTAAATAAAGATAATTTTACAAGAAAATTTGCTTCTGAAACAGGTAGAACTATTACAGAATCTAAACAAATCGTAGAAGATTTTATTGCTACAATCACTAAATCAGTAGTTGAAGATGGTGGTGTTGATTTTTATGGTTTCATGAAAATTGAAAGAGTAACACAACCTGCAAGAGAACGTGTAAATCCTGCAACTGGTGATAAAATTATGTGTGAAGAAAAAGAAATTCCTAAAGCAAAATTTTCTAGCAGATTTAAAAAGGTTGTAAATGGTGAAGCCTGATTAGGAGGTTTCTATATATGGAAATCAAAAAATATAACGACTATTCAGAATTTGTAAAATCTGTAATGGATAACATGGAAAGTGTAAGACAAAACATTACTATTGTTGCTTTCTATGAAGATGCATCTGCAATTTTAAAACATATTGCAAAATATGAAAAATCAATTCTATATTCTATTGATATTCATGATTATATGTGGGAAAACTATGATTCTGAATATTATATTACACTTTCTAAAGACGATGAAGGTGATTATCTGATTTATTGTGAAAAGGCTTACGATGATAAAAAAGATGTGTACCTATATGGAGAATCTAATATTGTATATATTGCAGAAGATTGTAGTGCTAAAGTATTGAAAAGACTATATTCTGATATTTATTATGAAGTAAGATTCTTTGATGATGAAGAAGATGATTTTGACAAAATGGTAAAAACTATGATGAATGTAGATGAAATTGAAATGGATGAAGACATGAAAGGTTTTACTGTTTCTCGTTCTGATGATTATGGTTTTTCTACTTTTAGTTTTCACTCTACAGACGAAGATTTGGTTAAAAGAGTTTTAAAAGATTATAAGAAATTTTGATTTGTGGATTTGATACCATAGAAATGAATTTCTTCATATTGAAAGTGCTGAGAATGTTGGAACTTCTCAGTGCTTTCTTTTATTGACGCAGGTTATGGAAGTGGTCTATCCGCTGGGGTTCATACCTCCAGAATCGCAGGTTCAAATCCTGCACCTGCAATTTAACCACTATAGGGCTTATCACCACCACCCACCACCCACCATTAAGTTCTATAGTTGGTTATTATAGGCGGTTAGTTTAATTGGTAAAACGTCAGTCTCCAAAACTGAAGTACAGTGTTCAAATCACTGCCCACCTGTTAGAGAAGCAAAACTCATAGAAAAGCAATTTGGGACTATTTTCCCCATGCTATATGCAATTTTATAATTTATACTGTACATTGAAAATTTAATAATGAGAGATGAAACGAAAAATCATGACAGGGTAAGTTCCTGTATAAGTTTCTTCTAAAAGTTTAAGACCTTTGGAAATCAAAGGTCTTTTTATTTTTAGGAGTGATATTATGGATAAAAGATTAGATTGGATATTAAAATATAATAAAGAAAATAATAATGAATATGGTGATTTTGTTTTTTCTGGAAAATATTTAGCCGTATATAGACCCAACCATCATAGAGCAAGAAAAGATGGATATGTTTATATTCATCAATTACAGGCTGAGAAAATGTTGGGAAGAAAATTAAATAAAAAAGAATGCGTTCATCATAAAGATTATGATAAATTTAATAATGATATTAATAATCTTATGGTATTTAAAACTATTGCAGACCATACCGCATTTCATAATGGAAGTGAAATTTATATTGATGGAGATGTTTGGGTTGCCAAAATACAAAAAAGTTATATTTGTCCAATTTGTAAAATAAATACTAAAACAGATTATGCAAATATGTGTGTTGAGTGCTATCACAAAAACAAATCATCTCATCTTCCATCTAAAGAAATATTAATGGAATTAATTTTAAATTATCCTATGACAACAATAGGAAAAATGTATAATGTTAGTGATAATTCAATAAGAAAATGGTGTAAAAAATATAATTTACCATATTTAAAAAAAGATATTGATAAATTAAAAATAGAATTACATAATTAATGTTTTTATTATTTTTATTATAATTTTTTAAGAATAGAACTTTACATATTTAATGTAAAGTTATTATATAGTCTAAGGTGTGATTCTTGTTTCTGAAAGTCTATCAGAACAATTTAGGATTACACCTATTTTTTTGTTTTTTATTGTTAAATATATAACAATATTGAAAGGAATGAATATTATGGCTAAAGGAAGGACAACTGTTTATAATAACATTACCTCTCCTGAAAGACTTGCCTTAGTAAATCCTGAAAATATTCAATTAGGAAAAGATTTTTTAGAATATCTTGCAAGTATCGATAGAAGTAAAACTACTATTTCTGCATATGCAAGTGATTTAGATATTTTTTGGGTTTGGTGTTTGCAATATAATAATAATAAATTTTTTGTAAATTTAACAAAAAGAGATATTGTTAAATTTCAAAATCATTGTTTGAATCAGTATGGATGGAGTTCTGCTAGAATTCGCAGAGTAAAATCTGTACTTTCTTCATTATCAACTTATGTAGAAAATATGTTAGATGATGAATTTGAGGATTATAGACCAATTATTAGAAAAGTTGAAAATCCTCCAATGAATGCTGTTCGTGAGAAAACAGTTTTAACAGAAGAACAATTGAAAAAATTACTAGATGAATTAGTGGAAAGAGAACAATATGATAAAGCGTGTATTCTTGCCTGTTGTATGAATAATGGAAGAAGAAAAGCGGAATTGCCAAGATTAAAAGTGTCTTATTTTACTGAAGATAATGTAATTTATGGTTCTTTATATAAAAGTCCTGAAACAGTGCAAACAAAAGGCAGAGGTTCTAAAGGGAAACAATTAACAATTTATACTTTAAAAAGTGGATTTAAACCTTATTTGGATTTGTGGTTAAAATATAGAGAAGAAAATGGAATCACTTCTGAATGGCTTGTACCTAAAAAAGAAGATGGTGTTTACATAGATGAACAAATGTCTGTAACAACATTAGATAGTTGGGCAGAAACATTTAGTAAAATTCTTGGTGTTCCATTTTATTGGCACAGCATGAGACATTATTTTACAACTGCATGTTCCAGAAGCGGATTACCAGATGATGTAATTAAAAATCTTGTTGGTTGGGAAAGCAATGACATGGTTTCTCTGTATAAAGATATTGATGCAGATGAAATGTTTGCACAATATTTTGATGAAAATGGAATAAAAGAGATTGAACAAAAATCTCTTTCTGATTTATGATAATTACTAAATTTTGATTTATATATGATACCTCTCTCCTAAAGGAAGATGGGATTGTACCCTTTGTGGACGATACCCGTCTTCCTGTACTTTAGTTGATAATTATTTATTAGTTGAAAAGAAGGTGAAAATTATAGCCTACAAAGTTAAATCTAGGGAAGAAAAAAATGTTGAGGAATTAAATTCATCTGTAACAATTAATATTGATGCAGATTTTTTTATGAAAAAACAAATTCAAAGAAATGAAAAAAAATATAAATGTACTTGTTGTGGTGGTAGTTGGGATAATCGGAAAACTCATTTTTCTAAATCATCCTCCCCTCTTTATCAATCTAATGATGGATATTTAACTATATGTAATGAGTGTAGAGATAAATATTTTTTTAAGTTAGTAGATTTATATTCTGGAAATGAAGCCCATGCAATGAGACATATGTGCCAACAGTTTGATATTATTTTTCACATTGATGCATTAAATGCTTCTCGTCAGGTTAGTTCCGATAAAAGTAGATTTGCATATTATCTTCAAAAAAAGAATTTAGGTCAAACTGCAAGAGCAGGTACTACATATATTGATGGAATCAAATATGATTGGATTCACAGAGAAGATGATATTATTGAAAGTATGGAGCAAATAAAACAGGATGATATTTCTGTAAAGGCTACAACATTAGAAAGATGGGGTTTAGGATTTTCTGAAATGGATTATAAGGTTTTAGAAGACCATTATAAAATGTTAAAGAAAAATAATCCTAACTGCGATAATAACCAAGAAATATTTATTAAATCTCTTTGTAATATTAATATGCTAATGGTAAGAGCACTTAGAGATGGTGATTCTGATAAGTATGTAAAATTAACAGACCAATATAGTAAGACTTTTACTAAAGCAGGTTTAAAAACTATTCAAGAAATTGATAATAGTGCAAATGAAAGTATGGGTGTTACTTTGTCTGTTATTGCTCAATATACTCCTGAAGAATATTATAAAGATAAAAAATTATATGATGATTTTGATGGTCTAGGTTCTTATTTTACTAGGTTTGTAAGAAGACCATTAAAAAATTTAATGACTGGTTCTACTGAACGAGATAAAGAATTTTATGTAAAAGATAAGTCAGGTGATAATGATGAATAATCAATACGCTGACGAAAGACAGAAAAATTTATATAAAAAGTTCCCGTCTACGCATTATTTAAGCAATCCAAATAATGTACACAATATGTATTTATGGTGTACATTTTTTAGAAGAAATTTACATAGATTAGCAATTGACTATTTAGGGATTAAACTTCATCTATATCAACAATTAATTTTATATATGATGGGTATTTCTCAGTTAGTTGTAATTGTTGCTTGTCGTGCCGCCGCAAAATCTTTTATTATTGCGTTATATGCTTGTTGTAAAGCAATTATTAAACCAAATAGCAAGATTGTACTTGGTTCAGCAACAAGAGGACAAAGTAAATTGATTATTTCTGAAAAAATAAAAAATGAATTGATGGGTATGTCTCCTGCTTTACGCAAGGAGATAAAAGATATTAAAGATAGTGCAAATGAATCTATAGTATATTTCCATAACGGAAGTACGATTAAAGTATTCACTGCAAATGAATTTGCCAGAGGTTTGCGTTCAACTGATGCCGTAAGGGAAGAATTTAGACAAATTGATAAAAATATTGACGATAGCGTAATCTCACCTTTCCAAACTATTCGACAAGTTCCATACATGATTGACCCTTATTATGCATCAATTGAAGAATTAAAAGAAGACCCTGTTGATATCTATATTTCTTCTTCTTGGTTTGACGATGGTCACTGGATGTGGAACATTGTTGACCAAGCATATTATGGAATGTTAAATGGTGATGCTTCTGTTATGTTGGCTTTTGATGAAAGTATTACATTAAAACATAATATAAGAACACAGCGTCAAATGCAACAAGAAAAGAAAAAACAAGACCCTATTACATGGCAAATTGAATTTTTAAATTTAAAGATTAAGAATAATGCTTCTGCATTTTTTACATATTCTATGTTGACTGATGTACAAAATTTACGTCAGGTATTTTATCCAAGAAATCATAAAGATGTTAAGTTTCATAAAAGGAATAAGTATGCTATTCCTAAACAAGAAGGTGAAATTAGGGTAATTTCTTGTGATATTGCCTTTGTGGAAGGTAAACAAAACGATAATTCTGTTTACAGTTGTATTCGTGGTATTCCAGAATCATTAACATATGAAACAGAAAATGCAGACATTGAAGTAAAACAAGGATATAAAAGACAATATTCCTATATTGAATCAAATCAATTAGGCGATACAACAAAACAAGCAATTCGTATTAGGCAATTGTACGATGATTATGAAGCAGATTATATTGTTATTGATACAAGAAATGGTGGGTTGCAGACACTTTATTCTTTAGGGAAAACTTTATATGATGAAGAACGTGGCATAGAATATCCTCCTTTAAAGTGTATGAATAATGAGACTTATGCTAATGCGGTAAAAAATCCAAATGCTCCAGAAGTTATTTTTGCTGTTAATGCAAGTTCGCAATTAAATAGTGATATTGCATATAGTTTTAGGCGTTCTTTAATGGAGCATAGAATGGAATTGTTGCCAAATTTTAATACTGCAAGAGAAGAACTTTTGAATGACAATAATGATTATTTGAATGAAATTGATATTGATTTGCAGTTTGAATTTGAAAGACCATTTTTGGAGACACAGGCTATGATAAGTGAATGTGCGGAATTATTATATGAAAAGAATCCTTCTACTGGTGTAATTAAAATTTATGAACATGGGAATAACAGAAAAGATAGATATACTTCCTGTAGTTATGGTTCATATTTCTTTGACCAGTTAGAACTTGATTTGTATGGTTCTGATGCCAATTATGAATATACTTGTCTTGTAAATTAATAGAAAGGAGGCAATCATGCCTGAAGAAAGTAAAAAGAGGGGCAGACCTCCTAAAGTAAAACAAGAAGAAGTTGTTGAAACAAATAACGTTATTGACAATACTAATTATGAATTTAATAGTTTTGTGGCAAATGGTAGTTTAATTGAAGCAGTTTTTTCTTGTGGTGTATTTAATTATTTTAGTAAAAATCAAATTGATAATATTTTAAAAGACCCAATTACATATCATGAAGAAGCAATTAGATTGTCTAACTTTGTGTATGGTAAGAATGGTATTGTAGCGAATTCTATTGATTATATGATTTCCCTACCCTGTTTAGATAAAATTATTATCAATAAAAATAAAAAAACAACTCAAGCAGTTAAAAAAAATAAAGCACTAATGAAAGCAACTCTTAATACAATTGATGATAAAACTTTTATTAGAAATGCTTTGTTTACACAAATGTTAGATGGTATTGCATTTTATTATTTTGAAACTAGAAAAAAGAAAACAGACAACTCTAAATTTTTAAGTGATTATGAAGTTGAACATATTTATGAGATTAATGCTCTGGATGAAGCAAGTATTAATGCGTCCATTATTTCACTGCCTTGGCAATATACAAAAATTGTTGGTAAGAAAAATGGAAGATATGTTCTGGCTTTTAATTTAAGATATTTTGATGATTATACTGGTGAATCTTTAGACAGAAAATTAAGAAAATATCCATTAGAAATTGTTGAAGCATATAATACTAGAAAAAGTAATCCAACACAACATGGTGATTGGTATATTTTAGATAGTGATAAAACAATGTGTCGTAAAATTAAATGTAAAGATTCTGAACCTTGGGGAAGAAGCGTTGTTATTGCTTCATTAGAAGATGTTTTGTATAAAGATTATTTTGTTGATACTAAAAGAAATGTCTTAGATGAAGTAAATAATAAGATTATTTATCAAACATTCCCAGAAGGTAAAGATAAAGGCACATGTGCTTTAACAAAAACACAACAGGAACAACAACACTCAACTGTAAAACAAGCAGTTATGGGGAAAAACAGAAGAAATGGAGTAAGTTTCTTTAGTGTTGCTTCTGGTACAAAATTAAATTCTATTGATGTAGATATTGATATTTTTGATTCTAAAAATGAATCTGAGTTAAATAATCAAATTTCTCTTGATTTAGGTGTTTGTGCTTCTTTGATTGGTGCTATGAGTACAGGTAATTTTGCGGCAGGTCAATCAAACTTAGAAATGATTACTGCACAATTATATTCTTGGATACATGAATGGCAAAATGAATTAAATCATGTTATTAACAAAAATATCATTCAAGATGAAAAGAATAGAGTTGAAATTTATTACTTCCCTACTTCATTTGTAAATAGACAATCATTTTTTGATATGATGAAATCTTTATATAGTGAAGCAAGTGGCTCATTATCTTTCTTAATTGCTAGTACAGGTGTAGATGTTGATGCATATTTGTCTGTATTGGATATGGAAATTGCTGAAGGTTATTTTGAAAAATATTTACCTCATATGACAGCGTATACGAATAATGGGGATTCTTCTGGTGGTAGACCAGAAGAAAAGAATCCTACAAATGAAAATACATTGCAGTCAAAAGCAAATAAAAGTAATGATATGCCTAAACCATCTACAAATAAATGATTAATAAAAGAATCTACTTTTAGTAGGTTCTTTTTATTTTATATAAAAGTTTTAAAGGAGGATACGAAATGTTAAATAATATCCTCGAAATTTCAAGTCGTGCTAAACGTGGAGGACGAGTGCCTATTAAGATTGCATTACTAAAAATTCATGAAAATATAGAGGAAACAAATGATAATGGTTTGCATTGGAATGAAGATTATGTAATGAACGCTATGGAATCTGCTATCTCTATGCCAATTTGTGCAGAATTTGCAACAGAAGATAAAAGTATTCCTTTAGGTCATGGTCTAACTGGAAGTGCAGTTGATGAAAATGGAATTAGAGAGCCTTTGTTTGAAAATTCTGAAACAGTTGGGGTAATTGAAAAAGTATCTATAGAGACAATTCAAAAAGATAATGAAGATATTAAAGCCCTAGTTGGTGAAGGTGTATTGTTTAATCAACGTTATCCTGCTTTTGTAAAATGGGTTAGAAATAACTATGCAAATAGTGTTGTAGATACATCTATTGAAATTTGTGGATTATCTGAAAATGATAATAAAATTATTTATTTAGAAGAAAATCCAACAGAAGAATATCGAACACCCTTATCTTTTCAATTTTCTGGTACTGCAATTCTCTCTGTAACACCTGCGGATAAAAACGCAGTTGTTTTAGAAGTAGCACAGAAACAAAATAAGGAGGAAGAAAATAAAATGGAATTCGATATGAATGAAGTGAAAAAAGTTATTGCAGATACAATTAATGAACTGAATAACAAAGAAACACAATTCACAGCAGAAGTTACAGAACTAAATTCTAAACTAGAAGCAAAAGATACTGTAATTGCTGAAAAAGATGCAGAACTGTGTGCTAAAGATGAACAGATTGTTGAACTAAATGCAACAATTGAACAAGTAAGACAAGCCCTACAAGATATGGAAACAGAAAGACAGGGTTGGTGGGCTGAACGTGAAGCACTGGAAAAACAACTAGGTGAACTGAAAGCCAAAGAAAGACTTGGTGAACTAAACTCTGCTATCGAAGGTTTCACAGAAGAAGAAAAGAAATTTGCTGAATCTGAAATCAATAGTTTTAACGAAAATCCTATGAACGGCAACATTGATGCTATCGTTTCTAAGATTTATGAAGGTATTGGTCAGGCTTCTAAAAAAGCAACAGAAGAAGCAAAAATTGCAGAACAAAATGCAAACAAAAATGTTGAACTAGACGATATTTTTGCTGAAATGAATTCTGTAAAAACCGTAGAAGACGAAGAAGATATTAACATTTTTTAAGGAGGAAATATAAATGGTTAAATTCAATTCCATCGGTCAAATTGAAAAGGACTATTTCTTTATTGACGCAGTGACAGATGTAGAAGTACTAAATGGTGCTTTTGGTGATATCGTTGATGGTAAATTTGCAGTTGGTGCAAATGCTTCTAAAGCAATCATGCAGATTGAAGTCGGTGACGATATGTACATGGATGAATACAAAATTAATGCAGGTGCTCATGTAAGAGTAGTTGACCTAGCAAGAGTAGTTGCTCATTCTCATAATAAAATGATTGAAATTTATGGTGCTCAACTGCCTAAAGAATTCGCAGTTGGTGACAAACTGGTTTCTGACGCAGAAGGTAAACTTGTTGTTGGTGACGGTGCTCCTTGTTATGAAATCAAAGAAATTATCGGTAATAAACTAGGCGTTAAGGCTGAAATCGTAACAGAATAATCAAGGAGGAAATAATAATGTCTTATACATTTGAACTAAATAATGAAAGAAAAGACGCTAACTTTGTAAGTGGCAAAGTTAATGGTCAATCTGCTGTAGTAGAAATTTTCTCTGCAATGGCACAGGGTAAAGACCTTGCTCCTTATGGCAAAAAAGCAGAAGTTGCTGCTAACTATATTATGGAACTAAACTCCAAAGCAATGGGTGGAGACTTACAGGCTGCTTCTGAACTGAATGAAATTAGACGTTTTGCTATCGAACCCATTCTGCTGAAAGAAGTAAAACTACTGTCCATCTTTGGTAACTATAAAGCACTGGGCTACAATGAATCTTGTGAAATTGAATACACAGAATATGCAAATCTGGGTGCTAGAGAACAGGCTCTAGGTCAAGATGTACAGTTCCCTGTAATCAGAAAAAGACGTACAGGTATCAAAACAACATCTATCTCTGGTGGTCATGCAGTAGATTACAGAAAAGCATCTCTGGGTGATATGTCTGAAGAAAACGAACTACAAGAACAGGTTAGAATTCAGATTCGCAACAAAATGGCTAAATATGTTGTGGAAACAGTATACAAAGCAATCAAAAATGCAACAGGCGTAAAATACTTCTTTGAAGGTGCAGGTCTGACAAAAACAGGCATGGATGATGTTATTGGTAAAGTAAGACGTTGGGGTAAACCTACATTCGTTGGTGATTATGCACTGGTATCTCAGTTCAATGGCTTTGCAGGTTATCAGGGTGTAACTCCTGCTGTTTCTGGTATTTCTGAAGCAGTTATGAAAGAAATTCATGATACAGGTCTAATGGGCGTATACAACGGTACAATCCTGTCTGAAATCCCTAATGCTTATGATATGACAACAATGAATGAAGCAGGTGACAACTTTGCTACAATGCTACCTGTTGGTCTGGGCTTTGTAATCCCCGCAGGTGCTACATCTCCTATTCATACAGTTACAAGAGGTGGTTTAACATCCTTCTCTGGTAATGAAGTAACAACAGGTCAGATTATGACACGTTTTGACATTGAATTCGGTGCAATGGTTGTAGAAGGTCAAGAACATCAGATTGGTGTAGTATGTGACACAAATCTGTCTGTAATTGACTAATTGATGATGTAAATATTTAGAGGTGGAGTACAAACTGTACTCCCCTCTTTTATAAATTAAAGGTGAAATAATGAATAAATATTTTTATTGTTATTCTTCTAAACTTGCTCATTTTATAAGAGCCTTTGATATTAAATATATTGATGTTGGTGTAAATAAAAATACAAATACAAAATATTATTTATTTGAAAAAAGCGAAAGATTAGATAAAGTGATTAGTTTGTACAACGAAGTAAAGCATAGAATTTAAACTTAAAAATATTTGTCTTATTAAATAGTCGATAAATTATGTTTTAGTTGAAATAGAGGTATATATTATGGCAAAAAATAATGAAAATACAACTGTTGAAGAAATTAAGGAAGTTAATTTGGAACAGAAAGTAACTTTAAAAAATATTGCAGGTTGGACTGTTGGATTTAAGCGTATTGAAGGTGATGGTGATGTTACTATTCCACCCGAAGGTACTATTAGATTATCCAGAAGTGAAATTATTGCACAAGTTCAAAATGGCAATAGACTTTTGACAGGAATTGATAGTCGTGGTTCTCACGCAACTGTTTATACAGATGATATTCCTACCAGAGTTGAAATGGATTTTGATATTCCAGAGGATAATATTTCTCAACAAGTATTAACTCATGATGCAGTTAAAAAACTTTTTGAATATAAGACAATCAAATCTTTTGAAGAAAATCTGAGAAAACTTGTTGTTACAAGAGCAGAAAAATATGCTATCATTCAGATTATTAAAAAAGAAAAGTTTAATGATTTTGAAAAAATTCGTGCAGTAGAAGATTATACTGGTTTTAAAATGTAACGAAAGATGGTGGACTACATGAAAAAAGTATCTACTTATCAAGATGTAGTGAATAGTTTTCACTCCACTTTTCAGGATAAAGTAGAAATTCCAGATGCATTGGAACGTGTGTGGTTTTTCAAGGCGGTTGGAAAATTTTCTCATGAAATTGACCGCCTAAATTTCGATGAAGAATTATTTGAGTTTGACATACAACTTGATAGATATGTCATTGATACTTTAGGTGTTATGATGAAAGAATTCTATCAGCAAAGAGAATTATCAAAAGTGAATAAACGTATCAGTATCGTTTCAAAAGATATTTCAATAGATGGCTCAAACGGTACAAAAACTGCTACAAAAGCAGAACTTGAAATGGTAAATGAAGAAGTTAGAAATATGGTTTATAAGCAAACCCCTTCTGCATATAACTAAGGTGGTGTTTGTTTGAAAGAATGGTATTTAATGACTTCTCAAACAAAATCAACTTCTCTTGGTGGTTTTGAGAATGATGCTTTTTTAGATTATAAAGATGATGCTTTTGCTGAATCTTTAGATACTGAACTTGGAGAAACTATAGAACTTTTTAATTGTGATTTATCTGAAAGAAAAATTGTAAGATGTATGATTCAAGGCAATACACCAGATTCTCAACTTAAATCTGTTGAGCGTATCGGTTTATTTGTTCGTGGTACGGTAAAGTCTGGTATGTATGTAAGATTTGAAGATTGCTATTGGTTAATTACAGGTTATCCTAGTTATAATAAGGTGTATGAAAAAGTAGTCATGCAATTATGTCAACACAAATTGCGTTGGCAAAATGATTCTGGACAAATTATTGAGCGTTGGTGTAATGTAACCAGTGCTTCTAAATATGATGTAGGTGAATCTGGAAATAATGCAATTATTTTAGGTTCTAATAACTATACTATTTTAGTTCCAGATGATGATGAATCTTATTATTTAGATGGTAAGCGTATATTTATTGATAGAAATACGATTAATCCAACAAAAACTTTTAAATTAACTCGTTCTGATGATGTTTTGTATAATTACGGAATTACTCATGGTGGTATTTTTGGTTTTATTGCAGATAAATCTGAATTAAACTATGAAACAGATAGACAAGATTTAGGCATTTGTGATTATAAAGATACAACTGTGTCCCCTACTAAACCAATTATAAATACACAAATGTTAAAAGCAACTATGTATGGTAGAAATAATATTACCATTGGTTATGCAAGAAAATATTCTGTAAAATTCAAAAATGAGATTAATGACGAAGTTGATGTTTTAGATTTTGTTTGGAATATTGATTGTGATTTTTCTGATAAGATTGAAATGGTTAATGAAGGTAGTTCTTTAAAAGTTGTAGTATCTGATAAGGAATGTATCGGGAAAACATTTAAGGTACAAGTAATTCGTAATACTGAAATAATGACTGAAAAAACAGTTATTATCGAAGATACTTATTAAGGAGGTGGAATATGGGAATTATTCAAACCTCTGGCAATAAGAAAAAAATTATTATTGACCTATTGTTAAAAAATGATATGGTTAAAAAATTAATCAACCCTACTCTACATGATGACCTAGATGAAAAAGAAATTCTATTGGGTGGAGAATGGGTTATTGATGGTAAAGTTGTTACAGAACAAGGTCATATTTTTGATTACAACTTTGTTGATGACACTATTACTGATGCAAAAGTTTTTATTTTTGTGGAAACAGATATTAATAATGTATATAATGATTTTGCAAATTTCAACTTATATGTCAGTGTATTTGCAGATAAATCTCTAATTCGTTTATCTCAAGAATCAACTCCTACTAAACAAGAAATGAAGAATGAAGGATATGAAGGAAATCGTATTGATATTCTTTGTGGGGTAATTGATGAACTTTTAAATGGAAAAGACATCCAAGATGTTGGTAATATTAAACCTGCTATTATGGGATATATGAAGGTATATCAACCTAGTAGACAGTTTTATGGAAAAGTATTAACATATACTGTTAAGTCTTGGAATGATGGTGGTGATAGTTGTGGTTTTTAATAAAGACACACTAGCACCATTTTTATTATATAGTCAACCAATTCCATTTAATGAACAAATCACATTATATCCTATTACAATGAAAAATATAATGGAATTTCAAATGTATTCTCGTTCAATAACATTTCGTAAAGATAGCAGATTTGGTATTAAAGAGATTATTAAGATGACATATCTTGATTTTTTATTTTATGCCATGCTTCATCCTGAACTATCTGAATTAGTAGAAGATACTCCAGATTTGGGCAAATTCTTCTTTTATACAATTAATCTTCTTGGGCTTGTGTGTAAAGACCAACCTCTTGATATTAATGATGAAGGACAGATTAGGATAAATAATTATGTGATTAATGCAGATGAGTTTGATGATATAAGAAGAATTATCATTTTGCAAAATGGTATAGATTTTGATATAGATGAGTTTCTGAATTATGAAACTGAAAAAAGACTTCAAAAGGCACAGAAAGATATGAATAAAGGAAATGATACTGTTACAGTAGAAGATTATATTGATTCTCTGTGTTTAGTATTAAATGTTTCTGAGCAAACAATTATGGATATGTCTATTCGTAAATTTTGGAGACTTATAAAAAGACATGAACTTCATGAAACGTACACCATTATGAAAACTGGTGAGTGTTCTGGTATGGTTAAATTTAAAGACCCTATCAAACATTGGATGCGTTCTATTGAAGAAGAAGATAAATATGCTCATCTGAAAGCAGATGAAAATGAACTTAAAGGTAAGATAGGTTAATCCCTATCTTTATTTTTTTTTGTAAAAAAGAAAGTGAGGACATAACAATGGCAAATGAAAACAGCAATGTAAAATCTTTCCTTGTTTCTACTGCTGACTTTGCGTTCTATGTAAATGATGTACTGGCTTGTACAGGTACAGCAAACCTGAATACTTCCCTAGAAGTATCTATGCAGGAACAGAATGTAAACGGTGGTAAATACAATAAACTGCTGTACACATTCCTGTACAACAGAGAACTATCTGCTACACTAGAAGCGGCTAACTGGGATTTAAGATATATCGCAGCAAATGTAGGTTCTACAATCACAGAAGGTCTGACAGATGTTTACAAAATTGAAGAATGCGTAGATATCGTAGGTGGCGTAGGTACTCTGGCTTCTACTCCTATTGGCAATGTTGCAGTAATGTTAGCAGATGGTAATATTATTGAAGTAACACCTGAAGGTTCTGTAATTGATGTTTCTGGTAATGTGACAGAAGGTATGGTTAAAGCAACATACAGATATAATACAGTTGCTAGAACAGTAACAATCGATGCTGATACAACCCCTTATGTTGGTAAACTGGTTCTGGATGCAGATAGACACAACAACAAAGTTGGTAAAGTTGGTTCTGTTCAGATTATCATTCCTTCTTACCAACTGACAGGTAACTTCTCCATCTCCTTCTCTGCTGATGGTGTATCTAGTACAAATCTGGACGGTAAAGCACTGGCTGTAGCAGGTGAAAAATGCTCTGACGGTTCTTCCGTATATGCTCTAATCAAAGAATTTGATATGACAGCAACAGCAATGGCTGTAACAGACATTGCCGCTACACCTTCTGTAATGAATATTGCAGTAGACGAAGAAAAAGCAATCTCTGTTAAAGGTCTGAAAGGTGGCATGTATGCTCCTATCGAACTAGACAATGCTGATTGTGAATTCACAGTTGCAGAAGCAGGTATTGCTACAGTAACAGGTGGCGTTGTTAAAGGTGTTTCCGCAGGTACAACAAATGTAGTTGTTGCTTACGGTGAATATCAGGATGTTGTTCAAGTAACAGTAGCCTAATTGAATATTTGAGGGGAGTTCCCTCCCCTCTTTCTTTTAAATAAGGAGGTATCCAATTATGGAAGAAAAAATGAATATTGAACCTACAGTTATTGAAGAACCTAAAAAAACAAAACCTAAAAAACCAACACTGAAAAATAAAGAATGTAAAGTTTTACGCTTTAATAAAAAACATAGAACACTAGATATTATGTTTGATGAATTCGGACTACACTTTAATGGTGTAAAAAATGATTACTCTAATGTTGAAACAGTAAATGTTAAATATAAAGGTACTATTGGTAAGGCTAATTTTAGTTATCAGTTAGATGAATGATTATGTGTAAACATTGTTTTAAGAAGATGAATGACAGAACACAAAAAGAAATGTATTACTGTCAGTTATTAATGAGTGAGAAAAATGATTTGGGGAGATTATGTCAATTTCAAAGATATTGTAAAGATGAAAAAGGATATATTTTAAACGACCCAAAGCGTTGCAAAAATTATATGTGAGTTTGAATAAGAGTGTTGGAAATATAAATATGGGCAGGTGCTACATGAAAATCTTATTCAAATATAGATTAATGGTTATTATGTACTACTTGCCCATTTTTTACGATTTTATGAGGTGGACGTATGAGTAAGACAAAAGTATATGATAAAGAATACGCCACTCAGTTTAAAAATGAGATGTTGTATTTGAAAGAATGTGGTATCCCCTACTCTTGGGTGAATCAAGATAGTGAAACAGGGGTGTCTACTTGGAAATATAAAAAGACAGTAGAATTATTTACTGCTCTTGCTAAGTTTTATGAGAATGTTTATTACAGATGAGAGTTGATTTATATGGGGAGAGAATATTATTTAGATAATGCTGCTACAACTGAAGTTTATTCTGAAGTTATTGATACAATTTCTAATGTTATGCGTGATGTATATGGAAATCCTTCAAGTATACATCGTAAAGGAAATCAGGCACAAGAAATTGTAGATAAAGCAAGACAAATCATTGCCGATTATATTAATTGTGAACCAGAAGAAATTATTTTTACATCTGGTGCGTGTGAAGCAAATAGTTTGGCTATTTTAGGATACATGAAACAAAGATGGCATGGTATGACCGTATTTTGTACATCTCCTATTGAACACAAATCTATTATATCTATTGTAGATGGATACGATTTTGAAACTTGGAAAGCAGATTCTTGTTTTGAAATGTTAAAAGTAGATGAGAATGGTTTCGTAGATAATTTGGATATGAATGCAATTTTGGCAAATATATATCAAGATGGGTATACACCATTTGTTTCTATTCAAGCTGCTAATAGTGAGATTGGGACATGTCAAAACATTAAAGAAATTGCTGAAATTACGCACAGATACGGAGGTATCTTCCATTGTGATGCTACACAACTATTTCCACATCAACGCATTGATGTAAAGAAACTTGATATCGATATGATGAGTATGTCTGGTCAGAAAATTCATGCACCTAAAGGTATTGGTTTTTTATATGTTAAAGAAGGTATTGAATTAGAACCTTTAATTTATGGTTCTCAAGAAAAAGGTATTCGTGGTGGCACAGAAAACGTTCCTTATATAGCAGGTCTTGCAAAGGCTATTGAATTATTAGATTTTAAATTTAAAGTTACTGTAAATCCAGAGATTTTTCATGTAAGAAATTATATGGAACATCAATTAAAAAAGAAAATTAAAAATTGTATGATTAACAATGATTGGGGCTGTTGTTTGCCAAATCTTATCAATATTTCATTCAAAGATATTGATGCTCAAGATTTAATTACTTTATTGGATGCAGAAGATATTTATGTATCAGTTGGTTCTGCATGTAATTCTGGTAGCACAGAACCTTCTTATGTATTAAAAGCAATTAATGTACCTGACGAATATATTATGGGAACAATTAGAATCACTCTGCCAGATGATTTTGAATATGATGATGTAGACTATATTGTTAGTAGAATTGCTTACTATATAAATAATTTAAGAATGTTTGGAGAGAAATAAGTGTCAGATAGAAGTAAATATAATGTATCTAAAGATACTGAAAAGAGAACTTATGATGGAATAGTTTTTGATTCTGTTGTTGAAATGAAATATTATCGTGATGTTCTTTGTCCAAAAGTATCAAGTGGAGATGTTGTTTCATTTGAATTACAAAAGACGTATGAACTACAGCCAAAATTTGTACATAATGGTAAAACAATTCAGTCAATTAAATATGTGGCTGATTTTTTTATTGTTTATAAAGATGGACATGAAGAAGTGATAGATACTAAAGGATATCCTGATTCTTTGGCTAAAATGAAAAAGAAAATGTTCATATATAAATATCCTGATATTGATTATACATGGATATGTTATGTAAAAAAATATGGTGGATGGATTACATATGAAGAATATCAAACATTTCAACGTGAAGAAAAGAAAAAGAAAAAATTGGAGGGCAAAAAATAATGCCTTTAGTATTAGTGGATGAATGTTGTTCTTGTGCTTCTGGTGGGTATCCATGCAGAGGTAATTTATGTCCTTTAAGGAATGTTCCACACTTATTATGTGATGATTGTGGAGAAGAAACAACGTTATATTATTATGAAGATGAAATGTTATGTCTTGATTGTATTAAAGATAGATTGCATGAAGTTGATATAAGAGAGGTAGATATAGATGAATACTATTAAATTATGGATTGCCATGAAGAAAAAAGAAATTGAATTTAAATTGATGGCTTATACATATGGTATTAGATTTATGGATGAAAAAGAAGATTTAGTTAAATCTCTTTGGAACATTTATGAAGTTATGAAGAAAACTCCTATGAATGAGTTACAAGATAGATTTATTATTGAAATGGCATCTTTAGCACATGAACAAGCACAAAAAGAAAGACAAAAAGAAAAAGAAGAAATGAATGATGCTGAATGAAGTTAAAAGCATTTGATATAAAAAAATTAAGATATCCTAATTCTAATTTGACTTATGAGCAAGTTCTAAGAAATGAAATTCATAGGTTTAAAGATATATTGCAGAAATATATTGTTGCTTATTATAATTCATATTCTCCAAATGTATATATTAGAAAATCACATGGGGGAAATTTATTAGAATCTTTAACTGTTGATGATATTGTACAGATTTCAGCAAATGGAAAACAACTGATTTGTAAAGTTTTAATTAATGAGAATGCAATTCACACTTCTGTTGTTGATAAAAAAAGTTATGGCAATGCTTTCTGGCTTATGAATTATGGTTGGGAAGTTGGAGAAGATGTGTCATTTCATGATAGATATAGATTTGGTTATTTTGAAGGTGCTCATTTCTTGGAAAGTGCAATTGAGGAATTTAAAAATACAAATAAATATGGTCTTACAATAAAAATTGAAGAACCATTAATGTTTTATGGATATTAACAGACTGGGCTTAATCACCAGTCTTTTTTAATTTAAAGGAAGGTGATAAACAATGCCTAGAAATGTGGATGGCGAAATCATTGTTGGTATTGATATACCTGCGTCAACCAAAATTGTAGAATCTGACATAAGAAAATTATTGCAAAATTTAACAACTCTTGAAGCAAAAATAAATCATGCTGATTTAACGGATAATGCAAAACAAGAGTTGAGAAAACAAATAAATGATATTAAAAATTTAACAGCAAATGTGGAACATCTTGCCTTAGATGATACTGCTAAACAAGAATTCAGAAATGCTGTTGGAAAAGTAAATAATTTAACTGCAAACATACAAAATGTTAAGTTAGACCCCTCTTTTCAAAAAAATTTACAGACTGCTTTAAATGGTCTAACTGGTCTTACAATTAATATTAGCGGATTCAATATTAATCCTAATGCAGTTAAAAATGCAGGTCAACAAGTAGGGAAATTAATAAGTGATTCTGCAATGAAAACGATTGACAGAGTTACTTCTGAAGGAATTGAGATTCCTTTTACTGTTTCTTCTCAAGGTAGCCAAGCATTTAAAGACCAAATGAAGAAATTAGTTGCTGATTGGACTAATAATAAAGGTGCTTTAACCGATATCAAGATTAATACATCTACTTCTTGGGATAATAAATTACAACAAAATGTTGAAAAATTAACTGGAGCAGTTGTAACATATAATAATGAACTTGGTGAAACAATTCAAAAACATATTGCTTTAAGAAAAATTGGTGAAGGTACTGATAAAAAAGGCAATAAAGTTGATAAAATGGGATTTGTTGAAACAAGTGCCATTTATCGAAAAACTTTGAACGTTGCTTCTGTTGCAATGGACAAGTTTGAATCAAAACAAAAAATTGCTTCTGCAAGGATTGAAAACAATCTTAAAAGATTAGCAAGAGAATATTCTGACCCAAATGCATCTAAACCAATTAATGAACAAGGACACATTTCTTCTCTTGCAACGCAGTATGATAAGGTAAAACAGGCTATTGCTGATATGCGTTCTGCAAGTAAAGATACTTTTGTAGATGCAGAATTAGAAGCAAAGAAACAGATTTCTATTTTACAAAGTTTAGTAAAAGAATATAGAAATGCTGAAACTGTTGCAAGTAAAATGAAAGCAGTTGATATTAGTTCTGGTGTACAGATTGCAACTGCTGATTTCAATAAACTTAAAGCAGATGCACAAGGTTTGGGCTTAGATATTACTAAATTAGAGAAAGCATTTGAAAATTTAGAAAAAACTCAAACTGCAAGTAATTTAAATGTTTTTAATGATGCATTAAGAACTTCTCGTGCTGAATTACAAGCATTAAAATCACAAATCAATGCTGATAGCAAACAAGAAATTTTTAATGTAAAAAAACAAGGATTAACAGAAGCCATTAAAGAATGGAAGAAATTACATCCTGAAGCAAAAAATTTTAATAAAGAAATTGATGGTGTTAATACTACTGTTGATAGTTTATTAAAAAGATTAAAAAAAGTATCTACAGATGCAGACCTTAGAGGAATTACATCTGTTTGGGAAATGTATTCTAAGTCTGCTGAAAAAGCATATAAAGATACTGAAAAAATATATCAACTTGCAGACATAACTGCAAAAAATCTTCTTCATATTTCTGTACCACAGAGAGGTACAAATAATGTAATGCCAGTAATTGAAAAAATGGCTAGAGATAATAATTGGTCAAATTTCAATGTTAGTGGTGTTCAAGAAGACGATGGCAAGATTAAAAAATTAACTCTTACAGTTACAGAAGCAACTGGAGAAATTAAGAAATTTAATCTTGAAAGAAGAAAAATGCAAAGTGGCGGTCAAAACTTTAATGGATTGCTCCAAGTTGGAGATGTACAAGTTATTAAAACTGCTACTCAAGCACAATATGAATTAAATAAAGCACAGAGAGAATCTGATGCAAAAACATTATTCTCCAGACAAAAAGAAGCATATCAAGAAATTTGGAATATCAGAAAACAACTTGCAAAATTGGATGAAACTGATGAAACTAATTATGCTCATGTTCAAGCACTTAAAGAAGAAGAAAAAGTCTGGAAAGATATTTGTGAAAGTGCGACTTTACAGTTAAGACTTTATGAAGATATTATAACAGCACAAGAACGTTCTGTTGCTTTAAGTGAAATTAAAGATAAAGCACAAAGTAATATCAATATTCAACAAGGCAAAGATGCATCTAAAATTGCAAAAGCAGAACAACAAGAAGATATTGCAATTGCAAATAAATTACTTTCTGACCAAAAAAGAAAATATGAAGAAATTTGGAAGATAGAAAAGCAGATTGCATATGCAAGTGAAAATGGTAAAACAAATCTTGTTTCTCAATTATCAAGTAGAAAATCTGATTTAGAAAAAGAATATTCCATCATTTCTAAAGAATTAGATAAATATGATGCAATTATTGATAGAGAAGAACAATCTGCGAAATTAGCAGATGTTCGTGCAAAAGCAGAACATGAAATTTTATCTATTACTGCAAAAGAATTAGATAAAATGAATGATATTGCTAAAAAGGAAGAAGAACGTTTAGCAAAGAAAGCACAATCTGACCATGATGCTAAACAAGCCATGTATGAAAAATTATGGTTTGATTATGATAATGGAAATCTTAATAAAGTAAAAACAATCGATGATAATGTAGCAAATAATACATATGCTACACAAATCAACGATTTAATTACTAAATATAAACAATATGGCTTAACTGTTGACCAAGCAGAAGATAAAGTAAGAGAATTACGTTCTACTTTGGCAACAATGAGTAATGCTGATAAGTCTGCTGAAGAAAGAATCAAAGCAGAAGAACGTTATCAACAGGCATTAAAAAAAAGTCAAAATGAAGTAAAAGTGTATTCTCAAAATCAACGTGGTCTTGCCACAGACCAACAGCGTTTGGCTTTGGCAAATACTATGGAAGCATTTTTACAGAAAAATACTAGAATTACTGCAAAAGCAAGACAAGAAACAGAAATGTATATTGCCACTCTTAGAAATTTAAATTCTGAGATGACAGTAGTTGCTAAGAACGAAATTAATAATTCTTTTAAACAGATGCAGAATAATATGCGTGTTCTTGGCAAACTTGGCTATGCCTTAAAAGACCAGATGAAACAAGCAACTGGTAGTTTTGTTCAATGGTTCTCTGTAAGTAATTTGGTTATGAGTGGCATTTATCATGGTAGAAGTGCCATTACAGAACTTAAAGAAATTGATACATACTTAACAGAAATTAGCAAGGCTAATAATGAGTTAACAAAATCTGAACTTGCAGATATTGGTAATCGTTCTTTTGATATTGCAAGTAATTATGGTAAAACTGCTACAGACTTCTTATCTGCTGTACAAGAAGCATCTCGTGCAGGTTATAAAAACGCAGAAGGAATTGCTGAATTATCTACTGCGGCTCAAGGTGCAGGTGACATGACTTCTGATGTTGCAAATCAAATGTTAATTGCAACAGATAAAGCATATAAAATGAATGGTGCTGTTGATTTATTAAGAAATACCCTTGATGGTATGAACTTTATTACTAACAACAATGCCGTTAATATGACTGAATTATCTGAGGGTATGACAATTGTTGCATCCACTGCCGCTTCTTTTGGTGTTGGTGTTAATGAATTAACAGCAGCATTAGGTACAATGTCTGCAACAACACAGCAAAGTGGTTCTGAAGTTGCTCGTGCTTTTAGGGCTATCCTCTTAAATATCAGACAAGTTTCTGATGAAGAAGAAGGAATTGATGCAGAAGGTTTAACAAAATATGAAAGAGCATGTAATGCTTTAGGGGTTAAATTAAAAGAAACAAAAGATGGGGTTCTTTCTTTGCGTGACCCTATGGAAGTTTTGAAAGAATTATCTGAAGAATATGTTAAACTTGATGAAAGTGATATCCGTAGAACTAATTTACTGAATTCTGTCGGTGGTAAACTAAGAGCAACACAATTAGATGCTTTATTACGTCAATGGTCTATGTATGAAAAGATGCTTGGCGAATATGAAGCAGGTATCGGCTCAATGGCAGTCGAAGCAGAAAAAACTGCTAACTCTTGGGAAGGTAGTTTAAATCGTTTAAGTAATACTTTTGCTGACACTATTGGCAATATTGCAAATTCTGATGGTGTGATTACACTCATCAATTCTTTAAATGAATTATTACAAATTATAAATAAATTAACTGATTCTTTAGGGTCTTTTGGCTCTATTGGTATGATTGGTTCTGCCATTTTAGGCGGTAAAGGGTTAGGATAAACATAGTTTACTGTCCCCTTCTATAAGATTATATATAATGCCATATAATTAACATAGAGGGTGTTTTACAAGATTATTCGTTGATTGAGTAAACTAACCTTGGATTGAAATATCCTAAATTGTCGAATATCGGGAGAAGCCGTAATCCTAGGAATAGGTATCTGATGGATGAAATAAAAGCGTGAAAACGTTCCTGACGAGATATATTGAAGATGGTAGTCCCGACCCGTTATGCAAATATGATGAAAGTGTGATTTCAAGTATAACGGGCTACAGGGTGACAAGACATGGGTACACACAGGCATAATTGTGTGTTTCGCCACAACATACACTCGGCAACCTTGGGGAAAGCCCATGAGAAGCGAACAGAGAAACGAATAGGGTCTTCCCTACTCTGCTTAGTACATATCACACAATAATACTTGGAATAAAAAAGGTAGAGGATGTTACTCCCCTACCCTTTTCTTATTTTGCACCACAATAATATCCTTCTTTAAATCCCATTTCAAGTTTAAATAAAATTTCTGCATGAAGCAATTCTTCCATATCTAAGTAGGTATTTTCTGGAATGTTATTGATAAGTAATGTTTGAAGTTCTTGATAAATTGGGTCATTTTCAATTAAATAATAGTTTGTGGAATTAAGATAATTTTTAAAATCTTCTTTATACATACTACTTTCCTCCTTTTTCTAATCTTAATGTTTGCGAGGTTATGTATCTTTTAGAAAAAGGATTTACCATATAAAGATGAATTATAAAAATAAAATGTTGGATAATGTTATACCTACAATCTCGCAAATTTTAGCACACAATAATCCTAAGAATATGGCACTAAGTTTAATTAATATTTCTAATTGGGATTTTGTAAATTGTGATGTAAAATAAGTTTTAATTTTTTGAAGCATAGATGTAGAGATTTGATATATTACAATTTTCCAAGGATTGTATTTATATTATACCATAAAAATAAAGCGTAGTAAACTATGGAGCAGATGGTCAAATCTCTAATATTTTTAGCGAATATAAACAGGCTAAATTAGTGTCTCAAAGTTCAGCAAATTTTGCAAATCAAATTTTTGCTATGAATAATGATACTTTTAAAACTAAAGATTTAGATGCTTTCGCTAAAGGAATCGGCAATGTAAATTCTACTGTATTACATTCTGCAAAATTAATGCAAGAAGGTAAATTAAGTACCGATGATTTCAAAAAAGTAGTCGCAGGTACAGTTCCTAAATTAGATGATTTTGCAATGAATTTAAAGAACATAGCATTAAATATGGGTGCTATGTTAGCAGTGATGATTGCTATTAAAGCAGTAACTTATATAGTTGATGAATTATATGTTTCTTTTGAAGAACAGAAAGAAATTGTTGAAGATTTGACTAATAGTATTGATGAACTTCAATCTGAATATGACACTTTAAAAGCAGATGGTTCTGGCTCTAATGCAGAATTAAATTATCTGAAAAAACAGATTGATTATAAAAAAGATTTACTTGAAATTGAAAAAGAACGTCTTGCTTTAAAAGATATAGAAGAAAATATGCCAGATTTATCTAGTGATACTGGCACATCTGGTGGTCATGTTAATGCTACTTGGACACCAGATGATATTGCTGAATCTGATATTCAAGAAGATTTAAGACAACTTGAAGCAATTCATAATCGTATGGAAGATATGCGTAAGAATGGCACGAATAATGCTAGTAACTATGTATATCAAAATCAACTTGCTGAAGAAGCAAGATATATGCAATCTTTAAGTGATAATATTGGATATCTAAAAGAAGATTATGCTGAAATTGCCGAAGCAAAGGCTAAACTTGAAGAATATATTTCTGATGGTATTTTAAAAGGTTATAATGCTGAAAAAGCAAAAGAGCAAATTATAGAATATCAAAAAGAACTTAATAGATTAGACCCCATTATTTTAAATGCTGAGATTGAATTAGGTACTGCAAATTTTGAAGATAAATATAATGAATATTTAGATAAAATTAAAAAGGCTAATTCGATGGAAAATCTTGGGGTGTCTGAAGACAAATACCGTGATGTTGGATATGGTGGAACACTTATAAAATCTAGTGAATTAGATAGTCTAATTGATAA